ATGAATACCATCAGAATTAACGGTGTCACGATCACCGCTGGCCGGAATATCACGGTCAACAATAACCGTGTCTTTGTGGACGGTAAGGATGTGACGCCGGACGCGAAGGATATCCGGATCGAGGTGTCCGGCAACGTCGAAAGACTGGACGTTGACGCCTGCAATACCGTCACCGTTACGGGCGACGTAGAGAGCGTCATAACCCAAAGCGGCGACGTGGACGTAGGTGGGGCTATTGGCGGGTCGGTTCAAACGATGTCAGGAGATGTCGATTGCGGCGGCTCGATCGCAGGCAGCGTTTCAACCATATCCGGCGACGTTAAGCACCGCCGGTGATCAGTAGGAATGGAAACAGCCACCATGGCAAAGCGCCAGTTTGACGAATCCGGGCACCCTTGCGACGCAACCTCGCTGGAATGGGGAAGCGGCAAGGCTTGGTTTTACACTCAGAAGGAAGGCGTTCTGGTCTGCGCTGATGGCTGTAAGAACTGCGGCCAGCAGAGAAATACGATCGTATTGCCGTGGCGGGACGTGAAGCGAGCCCTGGACGATCACGAAAAGGCAAAGGGCCGAAGGCCATGACGATATCGAATGGAGACGTATGACATGCGGCATTTCTGGCTGGCGGTGTACTTGGTCTCCATGGCAGTTGCGATGCCGTTCGCTGCGCTGGCTGGATATAGCTATCCCAAGACCTTCAAGAAAACGAATGGCAACCAAGGAGATACGGCGTGAGTGACGGATGGATCTGGCTTGGAGTGACGATCTGGTACGCGGTTGGCGTGGCGGGCCATGTCTATTGGGTGCTCAACAAGTACGACTACACATCCGAATATCTGTTGACTTCCGCCCTTAGTGGTTTTGTTGGGCCGCTGTCCTTCTGGATTGGCTGGACAGTCTACGGAGACGTGCCGAAAGCTCGCGTGCTTTGGCGCAAACGATCCTGACCGAACATCGAGGGACTGAGGCATGACAAGCGCACTTTGGCTACTTTATTTTGTGCCGCCGATTACCGCCATGTTCATCCGGCCACGATTAGCAATATGGGGCCGTGTATGGCTCTTTAATCTGGTCTCGCTGTTCGCGTGGCCAATCCTGATGTTTCTTATCCCTTGGAGGACTCGATGACCGATCTTATCTCGCGCACTGCCTTAGTCGCTCACTTCCGCAAGCAGCGATCCGACTTCTTTAACAAGTTTGCGCCACAGGACGGCCAGCCATCGCGAAAGTTCACGATTGATTTTGACGAAGAGCTTGATCAATTGGATCAGCGCATCGCCCTAGTCGAGACGTTTCCTTCCGTTGAGCCGATCGCAAAATTGGTCAACAACAATCAGGTCGGTAGCCTGAATATCATTGAGACTGCCCCGAACGTGACAATCGATATTGGCACGCCCCTCTTTGTGGAGCAGCACATTTACCGGCCGATGGCGCTCGATGCCGACGTGCTGGCCGACAACGCCGCCCCAGTCTCGCGGTGATGAGCAGGCAGGGAGGAAACGATGTTTAAGGTAGGACAGAAAGTTGTTTGCGTTGACGCCGCCCCGATGCGCAACGACTGCGGGGACGTGATGCCCCTCCGACTCGAACACAGGCGCGTCTACACGATCAGATCAATCCACACAGAGCCTCACGTCGATGGCTACGGCGTGCGCCTGGAAGAGCTTCTCAACCCGTCCATCGTATGGGCGGACGGCGAGGAACGGGAATGGTCCTATCAGTCGGAACGGTTTGCGCCGATCGCAAAGGTTGGCCCGTCCTTGCTGCGGCAAGCTGTCCGGGTCTAGTGGTGGTAAACAGGCAGCAGCATGGCGAAGAAACTAGAAGCCTCACCCTACCCCATTGATCAAGCCGAACGGCTGGTAAAGATTATGGGCCAGAGCTGCGCTACTGCTTTGGCCCTAAGGGAAATGAAACGGCGGAACGAAGCTGGCGAACAGGTTGGCCTCTTCATTGCCGGCGGCTTTGTCTTTGTCGGGCCAGTCCAGAGCAGTTAAGCGAACGTCGCGAGACCCCTACCGATGGACATGGAATTTGAATGGATGACGCGAGAGGAGAAGCTGCGGGTCGTCGCCTATTGGTGGGATCAGCAGGGCGGGAAGTGCTGCATCTGCGGCAGTGAAATGGAGCCGTATCATCGCGACGCCGGTCGCAATCCAAACGCCGCTTCCATTGAGCATCTTGTGCCTCGGCGTGAAAATGGCCCCAACAAGGCCGGTAACGTCCGTCTGGCACATCGCTCCTGCAACAACGAAGAGGGCGCTCTATGGGCTGAAAACAATCATCGAGCGTCGCTTGGTTTCCCGCCGATCGGGAAGTACGACATGCGGCACCGGCGGAAGGTGAAGACGATCAAGAAGGCCGAAATGCCACCCGTCTTCACCAAACAATCTTGGTATCCGAAGGAGTCGGCTTATTACAATTTGTGGATGAAATGGAAGGACGAGCAGGCTGCCAAGAAGGCTCGCGGCGTTGCCTGGTGCGCCCTAAATGCCCTCTCCTTGCCCCGCGGAGCCACGCTGCTGCCAGAATACAAGGACACCGTAGAGAAGCAGCTAAAATCGCGCGTGGCGCGCAGGATGACGGCTGAGGAAACCGCCCGCTGGCTTGCCGAGAAGGGCATTCGAGGGGCCTAGCGCTGCTGGCCAATGAGAGGGAGATATCGATGATTTACGTACCGGAATGGTGGTTCGGCTTGGCTATCTTTCTTTCCGGCGGCGGGGTGATGGTTTACGGCGGCTTGCTGATGGCAAATGCCTACCTCCAACCGTAGCGCGCCGATGAAAACCGTCTGGATTTACGATCAAGGCGACGATCTAAAGGTCTTCGCCACAAAGGAAGACGCTCAGGAGTGGTTCGAGAAGAACGATCCAGAAGGGGTTGCGTTTGAATATCCGGTCGAGGGATTGGACCAATAACACCTGAGAATGAGAGCCGTCACGACTGGTGATCAGAGACCTTTTATGGGATTGTAACAATACGTGATTACGCGGGTATTGCGTATACGCAAGATTGGCGTATTATCGCTTCATCAGAACGGAGCAAGCCAATGACCAAGGAATGGCAGATCGCGCGGACCCAAGCCCACCTCCACATCGACGGCAATTACGCCGGGATCACAGTCTCCCTCACCAAATGCCGGCCCTCCGAAGAAACTCTCAAGGAACTCAACCTCCCTCCCCTCCCGAAGAAGGGAGGGTGAGGCCATGCGGCGATCGGCATTGAAGGAAGATGCTCGCGAGGAACTGATGCGCGGTATGCAGTCAGCGATATCGAGGATTAACGGCGTCAACGAGAATAGCTATCTGCTCGAAAAGCGAAATGAGATGATTGAGCAGTTCCGGCGTGTTGAAAAACTTCTGGGCTTCGGGCCCGGAACATGGAAACCGTTCGCATGAACCCGACCCAATACAAGGGCGCCATAAAGGCCCTAGACCTCTCTCAGGAGAGGGCTGGGGTTTGGCTGGGGATCGGCAAAAGAACCTCCCAGGGTTACGCGCTGGGAGAGTATCCAGTGCCTGAGCCGGTGGCGAAGTTGCTGCGCCTTTGCGTAAAACTAAACCTCAAACCGGAGGACGTTAGGTGAGGCACCGGAACTGCGGGGTGACCGATGACAGCCTACGCGGGCTCTCTGGCTAGGTGAAACAATATTGGATTCCGCCCTCCCCGCGGCTAAAATGCCGGGATGCCGGTAAAGATATACAAGACGCCAGAAGCCGTTCAGGGATGCGGGAGTTACGAGGTCCGGTACGACGATGGACGACCTAGCGTCTATTTCTATTACGAGGATGTTCCCGGACGCCGACTGAGACCAGAGCAACTGACCAGCGCTCAAGCCCTGCAAGCCGCCAAGACGTTCGCAAGGGGCGAGAGATGAGCTGGGATGACGAGTTCGAGCAAGCCCCATGGACATGACCCGATGAAATTCGCCGAACCTCGCCCCTACGCCGATCCGGAGAAAGCAGCCCGCCGCCTGATGGAACACGCGCAAGCCTTTGAGCCCATCCATGACGGCCGCATCTACATCGAGAAGATCAACGGGCCGTTCCTGTTCCAAGACAAGGCGACGCCGGCCGAATACAGCGCCGGGCTCAAATACGCGATCGAGAAAGGCTGGCTGGTGCTGCACGAGAGCGGAACTTTCGTCAAATTCACGCAGTCCGGGGCCGAGATGTTTGCCTGATTGATTCGCAAATCGGGCTCCCCGCACCTATCTCTCAACCATGCAAAAGTTCGAGTGTTGCAAGCCCGTCAACGCCAAGGCCGTCCCGACCGGCCCCGACTGGATTCACGAGATCAAATACGACGGATACCGCGGACGCATCGTCCGTGACGGCCGTGACGCCAAGCTGTTCTCGCGGTCCGGGCTAGACTGCTCATGGCGCTTTCCATGGATCGTCGAGACGGCGCTGAAAATGAAGCAGCAGCGCTTCATCATCGACGGCGAGATCACGGTGCTCGACGTGCAGGGCATCTCCGATTTCAACGCCCTGCATTCCAACAAGCACAATGACGAAGCCCAGCTCTACGCCTTCGACCTGGTTGCGGTCGACGGCGACGATCTGCGGGAAATGCCGTTGTTCGAGCGGAAGGCACGTCTAGGCAAATTGCTCAAGGGCCGGCCGGAGGGGATTTTCGTCGCGCCCTATGAGGCCGGCGAGATCGGGCCCGACCTGTTCGACGCGGCCTGCCGCATGGGCCTTGAGGGCCTGGTCTCAAAGCACCGCTCGCGGCGGTACCGGCCACGGACCTGCGACTGGGTCAAGGTGAAGAACCGCCAGCATCCGGCGTTTTCGCGGGTCATGGATCAGTTTGGGTGAACGCCACTTAGCCCAAGGCAACGTCGCCCTCTCCAGACCGTATAGTTAACCCTTTCTTGCGATCTATGGTTGATCATCCCGAAAGGTTCCGTTAAGCCCATGAAAAATGGGCAGGAACCCGAATGTGGAAGGAAACATTAGCTGCGTGGCTGGACAAGGCCATCGATGGCGTTGAGCGGATAGGCCTAATTAGGACCATATTCGTGCTTCTGACGGTTTCCGTCGCCATTGGCATCGTATTAATATCTAAGGATTTCAATAAGATACTTAAGACTATTCTGATGCATAAACGAGAAGACAAGAGGGTTGTAGCCAAAATCGAAAACGAACGGCAGCGGTTGGAAGTTGCGTTGAAGAGCAGAAAGCGTAAGGTCCCCAACAGCAAAGGCGCATCAAAATCATGACAGATACGATCGCGATCGTCCTTATGGCCAGTCTCGCTGCTGCAGTGAGCTACACTTGGTTAAGGTACCAGTGGGCTCAGCGGGAGCTTGAGCGTCTCCGGGGTTACGAGTTTTTTGCCGACAAATTTTTCCATGCTTCGCGAGTTTTGGCTTCGGAATCCGATACGCCAGCGGGGTTAATCGACGTTATAGAGACCTTCAATTCGATGATCGCGGATCGAGAAGGTGCGAAGATGTTCTTCGACATTTATCATCGCCGCGCTCGCGAAAATATCGAAGGAAAGTTGTCGCGCGGCACTTCGGACCCCGAACTGTCGGAATTCACTCGTCGTCATCCTCAGCTTGAGTGCGTGATACAAGATGCGATCATGGGGGCCGTACTCGCTTTGTCGTTCCTTGACACGCGCCGCGGAACGCAGAACCGAGCTTTGCTCGCCGAGCTGTCAGTGCGAGAGCACAAGCCAACAGTTGTGCTCGACGCCATCAAAGAGACCAAGCATCACGATGGAATGGTTGCTGCTGCGGCGTAACCTGACCGACAACGTGCGGTAGCGGCTTTACGACCCCACTAATCTTAGATAAGTTTCCTTCGCGTTTGCGGCTTGAAATCCGTTAACGCGATTAAAGGCAGCAGAGGTTAAACGGCTTATGCCGGGTGGCTCCGAAAATACGGCTTAGTAGCAACGTCCGGTCGCTCCGGGCGCGGGCCTAATATTGGGGGTCAGCAACCTCTGCTGCTGAATTTCAACCACCCGGCACCAGCCGGGCAGCGCAGAGGGCTGTCATGGTCGAATTTCTTACTTCGCCGATTCCCGTGTGGTTCCCAACGCTCATCGTACTCGGATTGATCATCCTGCTCATAGCGATGGTCTGCACTGTCAATTATTCAGACGGGAAAGGGGACGAGCCACCACACCCCTGATCCGCTCTGTCAAGACGGATTCTTTTAGCCTCCCCCGATTGACTCAACGGCCACGCCTCCGGAAAGCTGGAACGATCCTGCTTAGGGGGCATTCATGCGTGTTTTGTTGGCTGTTTTTCTTTTTTTATTGAGTGTTCCAGCCAAGGCTACCACCTATACATACTTCGGCAACTCAATTGACGTAACGACCTGCTCATTGGCGCCGTCTTGCCCAGTGACATCCACGACCAAGATCACGGCCTCCGTCACATTTCTAGAAGATACTTCGCACTTTACCGGGACACTTTCCCTCGCTGATGCCACCTCGGCGTTCCTTGCCGGACTGGGCGGGGCATATTCTTACCCATTCACAATCCCGCCCCTGAATGTTTACGCGCTCGTATCGACGATGACAGGGGTTTTCATCCTCCAAGATGGGAGCATCGTAGATTGGAATGTTTCCGGAAACACATTTCAACAAAACTGCGGAGGCGGCCCTGGATGCGCGGCAGGATTTGCCAATTCCAGTACAACGCCAACCTCTGATGGAGGGTCTTATTCCGGATACTTTCAATACAGTAGCGGAAGAAACGACGGCGGTGGATTTTGGTTGGCTGAGAATATCGCGGCTATCCCAGAGCCTTCCACATGGTCTATGATGCTTTTAGGTTTTGCAGGAATTGGATTCATTGCTCGCCGCCAAAAATCTTCATCGATAATCCGTCGCCGAAATCTCGTTAGCGCAAGCTAGATCTTCCAGTTAAGCTACGGACCTAAAGCATTTTCATTCAGGATTGCTTGCCAACGAGGATTGCTATCCCCGATGAACCTCAGCGCGCCCCACGGTCCGAATTGAGTTTGTGGTTGTAGTTCGTTGAACTGCGCAGGGTAAGACAAACCCAAGCCACGGTACGCAGCGAACGCGACAACGTACAAATTAGCTGGGGTGTTCGTAGTATCGCCAGTTACGCCGTTGTCGAACTGCGATTGGTTTAGAAACTCCATAGCCTGCTGCGCGACAGGGTTGGCAGCGTATCCTGCTAGACTGCTGGAGTAGCCATTCTCGTACTGTCCAAGCTTTAACCCACTAGCTCCCAGCGCTGTAATCTGTTGGGAGAAGGAATCCTGAATGGACCCCGCACCTCCTGACAAATTAGTCGCAGCTGGGATTGTCAAAGTACCATAAGAGGCATCGGTAGCCGAACCGTTCAGTATGGCCTTTGCCATTTGCTGCGCGAAAAATGAAAATTTGGTCGGATACGTCGCGGGCGTTGATCCATTCAGCGCGATACTTCTATCCGCCATTTTTGGCAACGTAGCGGGCATCACGTAGTTGCTGCTCCCGCCGAAGGTTTTCCCGACAGTGGAGATGTTGATATCAAAGCCACTAGCAGTTGGGTTGGAAACTGTTGCGTACACGTTGGTGCCCACAACCGCATTACTGTCAAGCACGGTACCCATAGTGCCACCAGAAACAAACATGGCAATTGTCTGCCCGTTCGTAAATCCGTGCGGAGCCCAGCTTGTCATAGCGGTTGACCCGACAGTTTGCGACGGGTTGACGGTCCATACCGATCCGCTTCCTCCGGTGATTACCGTGGCAGCATTCACGCCCGCGCCTTGGATCGCTTGCCCTACGTAACAACAGTAACCAGTCAAGCCCGACACAGTCAGTGTGCCAGATGTTATGACACCAGTAAAAGTTGCTTGCGCAGTATTAATGGTAACTGTTGGCGCGGCTCCCACTGTCACATTACTGACGAACGATCCTGGGAAGAAATCTCCAAAATAAGGAGCAACGTCGACAGTGTCGAAAAGCTGCGTCATCGTGTGCAGCCCAAGACCGGAAATCGCTGCCGCAGCTCCAGTTAGATTGCTTGTCGTATATCCCGGGTTGACCGTTTGCGAACCCATGGCCCCGAGCCAGCGATTGCGCTGGCCAGCGCCGTACACGTTGTAAACGATGTCCATCAACTGTGCAGCACGGTATCCTTGCCAGTCGGAGATACCGTTGGCGATCTGTGCTTGGTTGTAATAAAATTGATAGAACGTAGGATTCCAAATTTCATTGGCGAGCGAGTACTTGACCTTAACCCCGGCAGGCATGCACGCCTTAAGAGCCGTCGCAATGTCCGTGACGTATTGATTGGTCGCAGCGATCGGGATCGGATATTCAATAATACTGCCCGTGGCGTTCGCCAGCGCACACGCAACATCGGGGGCGACGCCAGCCTTGGGTCCGTAGTCCCCATTTATTCCTGCTGATGGCACCCCCATCATTGTGCGTGCAGAAAGTGTCGGGCACCCACCAGCGCATGATATCGTGTAAGTACCAGCGCCGCCGGTCCCTGAGCCAAGCCCGGTGATGGTCGTGACAACCGTCAGACCGGAAGCGACGACTGTCTGGCCAACCTCCCAAGGCGCGCCTGCTGGCAATCCCACGGTCAGAGTCGTACCTGAGATCGAGCCGGCAAAGTCGTAGGCCATATTGAGGTCTTGGCCAGCGTATGTGTAATTCAGATCGGCTAACTGCGTGCTTGCGCTGATGCCGCTGTAATTAATGTGCATCCAATCCATAAGGCGTAGAATGCCAAACGGCTTGATAGCTGCGATATAATCCGGATTGAACACCTGACCAGCAGCGACGTTCGCGGCGTACTGGGATTGCGATACCACGATGTTGCGCGGTGGATTGGTGTAGCAAGCGCCAGCCACTGTTGGAGTGAAAAGCAATCCGACGTTAGCTATTGCGGCGCTGCCAAAAGTAATCGTGCCAGAATTACCGCTAAAACTCGGAGCGGGGGCACCTGTTCCGAGCGAACCAGTCGTTGTGACTGTCATTGCCGAAGTCGAGCACCCGGTCCAAGTGACGTTCCAAACCTGTCCGGCGAAATTGTTGAACGCAGTCCCTTCATATTGATACTGCGGCCACAAAACTGGAGTGAAGAACGCGCGACTGAGTGAGCGAAAATCAGCCGGAAGTGGGTTTTTTAATTCACCTGTTGTCGTGTCGAAGTACGTCCCGTTGTCCCAAGCAGCCTTTCCGGATAACGTGCCGTTGATGCTGCTGACGATGGTGTTCGACGACCCAGTTTTCCACCAATTCAAAAATGGGCCATAGCCGTTGAAATAGGTCAGCGCATTTAGATTAAGTAGCACGCCGCCGGTTGAGGGCGTTACCGATCCTCCACCGCCACCACGGGGGAATCTCGCTTCGACTGACAGCGGCGCCAAAAGAAGAATTAGGGCGACGATTACCTTACGGAGCATTCAGCAATTCCCTGTGGTGCAACGAATGATGACAATGCCGCTTCCGCCTGAGCCAGACGAAAAGCCGTTGGTTTGGGTGGTGCCGCCGCCACCGCCGCCAAGCCCGTTCGTGCCGGAATTACCATCCACGGTTCCGCTGTTGTTGCCTGCTCCACCGCCCCCAGCCCCGCCAGAGCCAGCCGTGCCTCCCGCATTATTTTGCGTGGCACCGCCGCCTCCACCTGCATATGTCACCGCCGATCCCGTAATTGAATTGCTGATGCCGGGTCCACCATTACCGCCCACGCCGGACGCACCGTTGCCGCCAGCGCCACCAGCGCCGCCACCGCCCCCCGCCGCATAAGGTGAATTGGAATCTGCAGAGCCGCCATTGCCTCCTTGGCTCCCGGCACCCCCAGAACCTCCGAGTTGCCCGGCACCACCACCTGACCCGCCAGCAGACCCATTGCCAAACGCCACACCACCATAGCCGCCACCAGTTGCTGTGATTGTGCCGAGGACGCTATTGCCGCCTACGTTCTGCGTGGTGTTCCCACCGCTTGGTGCTGCGGCGGCACCACCAGCGCCGACCGTCACAGTCGTAGAACCAGATGATATGCTAACACTCGCTCCTAGGCCGCAGGTTGGCGTGCCTTCGGTCGTGCAGTATCCGCCAGCGCCGCCGCCTGCCGCCGTTCCTGATCCACCGCCGGCAACAACCAGGACTCTGGCGCTAAACCCTGCGGAGCAAACCAGAGAGGTCGTGCCTGGGGTCGTGAACGTGATGACGGTATCGCCACCAACCGTTGTTCGAGTGCCGCCCGTACATGAGCCGCCGCCAGACGTATGGGCCGTCCCAGGTCCCGGAAAGAATGACCCCATTTGCGCATGTGCACTGCCGACAAGCAGCGCAAGCGCGAGAACGACCCAGCGCAACATCATCGCACCACCCGCCAATTTAGCGTGATCGCGCCGGGCGTGATCGAGGCCGTCGTGTTATTGCAGACCTTGAAATTCACATTGTTAGCGGTCGGATAGCCAATGATCGTCAGCATGCCTGATGTGAGTGGCACATAACCGGTAACTGCCGTTGGATCCCCGTTGAACGATGCAAGGACCACGTCCGTGGTGGCAACGCCTGGCGCCGACGTCGTGACGACGGTTGCACAGGCCGCCGAGGATATCGCGCTGGTGCCGAGCGCCGAGGTCCCGCTGGAGATGGTGTTGTTGTTGCCGGCCGGGACCAGCGAATAGTTCGTGCCATCTGACACGGCATTCCAGCAGACCGGCCTCGCCGCTGAGCCGGCTGGTATGGGCAAGGTCGATGCGCCACCGATCGTCGACGTCGTCGGGGTAACCGTCTGGATACCTGCATTGATGTTGCAGATGGTGACAAACCAGCCGTTGCTATTCGTTAGCGTGGCAGCAGACGGCAGCGTCGGTGTCTGGGCGGAAGCATTGCTGAGATAGATGACCTTGGCGCGGTCGCCGTCGACAATCGGGTAGTTCGTTCCCGATTGCACGCTGGGGACGGCAGAAATGGGCGCAGCGCTGATGACGCCGCCGCTGGCTGTCAGCGTCGTGCCATCGGGCTTCATGCATCCGAATTGCGAGGAAGTGGCCTGCTTGCAATTGATGGCGTTCGTGGCGTTGCCAAGGCCGCTGGTGCCGTCCAGCGTAAACGCCCCGGTATTGCCCGCGATCGACGAAACACCGGCAGAACCGCATCCTGATCCGGTAGCACTCACGACGCCAGTATTGCTCACCTGCAAGCACTGCGTCCCGCCGCCGGTCAGAAACGCCAGCGTCATCGCGGTGGTGGCATTCAGACTGTCGATCGTCGGCGCCGTGCCGAAGACGGCGTTCCCGGTACCGGTCTTGGTCGTCAGCGCGGCCAAGAGGTTCGCACTCGACGGCGCGCCGAGGAACGTCCCCACGCCCGAGCCGAGGCCCGTGAGGCCGCCGATCGGCAAGCCCGTGCCATTCGTCAGGGTGATCGAGGAAGGCGTACCGCCCGCCCCGCCATTGACGACGAAGGAGCCCGCGGTGCCGACGTTGACGCCAAGTGCCGTCAGGACGCCGGTGCCCGCCCCCGTGAGGCTCGCAATGCCGGGCGTGCAGGCCGTCTGGGAGACCGCGGTAATCAACCCCTTGGCGTTGACCGTCAGCGTCGTGCAGTTCGTGGCGCTGCCGAACGATCCAACGTTGCTATTGACCGTCGCCAGCGTGACTGCTCCACCGGAGGCTACCGTGGCATCGCCGGAGAACAGCGAATTGATATAGGTCGCGACCTGCGTCATCGTGGCCTTGACCCCACCGACGCCGACCGTCTGGACCACATAGATCAGGTTGCCTCCGGCCAAGGCCCCGGAGGCCGAGAGGGCCGAGAGCGCTGTATTGGCCGCGTAAGCCGCCGTCGCGAATGTCAACGAAGCGATCACGGCTGCCGTCTTCAGCCGCGTGCGCCCCCAGAAGCGTGCAAGCACTGCCACTGACGTACTCAGAAGTGCCGCCAGCAGCGCGCATTCCAGCACCATCAGCACGTCGATGCCATGCCAATAATGGTTCAATTCAAAGCCGCCCATGCGGACCAGGTCATGGAGAAACATCAGCAGCCTCCTTCAAGGCAAAGATTGCCAGCAGCGCCCTCAAGCAGCAGGATTGAGGTGCCGTCCTCAAGCAAAAGCGCGCCGGATACTGGCGGCGTGGGAGCGCCGCCACCTTCCGCTCCAAGCGTCCCGAAATGCGAACCGAGCTGTCCCAATCCGAAAGAAAGAGCTGGCCCCGCTGCGGCCAATGCGAAGAGCGCTGCAAGCGCCCAGATAGATGCGCGAGTGCTCATCAGTTGTTCGTTATGAAAGCGATTTTGTGTCGGCTGCCGTCAACTTGAAAGTATTCGACAACGCCTGTCGGCAGCCGAGCATTGTTTGCAGTGGCCGTTGGATTTGCCCCAACCACGAACGAAACGACGACGTCGCAATTGACCCTAATTAGCCTGGTGCTGGACTGGAAAGCGGCGCTTTGAGCCGAACTTCCAGAAACGGTTACTGCGGCTTGATCGACCGATGGCTGTTTTGCTACCTGGATTCCAGCATCGCCGGCTTGAATGAATTCTGATACGTAGCAGGATGCCGCAAAAGCCGGTTGAGCCAGAACTGCCAGCACAATCCCGAGGATTAATCGTTTCATCTTCAATATCCCGACTGCGGACACGCCGCGTGCCGGGCATTTTCAAGGAAAGCGATTAAGCTATTTTCGGGCTTATTCGACCGAGACGCGGGCCGTACCGCCCATGCCCAGAGCATTCGCCCCTGCCCGCCCGAGGTCCACACAACGGCCTTTAATGAAGGGTCCGCGGTCGGTCACTTTGGCCCGGATTGATCGGCCATTCGAAAGGTTTGTAACGGTAACGAACGAGCCAAACGGACGGGTTTTATGCGCCAGCGTATAGGGCGACGCGGCGTAAGTGTTGAACCTCTCTCCGGAGGCCGTCCGCTTTCCATGGTAGCCATCCCCGACGCCGTACTGACTGGCGATACATTTCTCGGAATCGCGCGTCATGGTTACGGTAAAAGAGCGCGCGCCCGAGAAGGGATTTTCTGCCCGGGCCTTTGACAGGACGCCGAATAGGCCTGCATTGATCCCGATGATGACGATAATGGCGCGGATAATCATTGGTATTCTCCGTCCACAGACGAACGATGCCCGCGAACGAACCCGTCTCCCCTGCTAAGGTCATCCAGTTTGCGGCCGTGAGTAGTTACGCGTTTGTCAAGGTTCAGGAGCTTTTCTTCGAACCGGGCCATATCAATGAGGATTTCACCCATCTTCTTGATTTCGACCTGAATGGCCGCAATTTGCTCCTTTGTCTCTCTCTTGGAAGCGCTCATCTCTTCCTTCAGCGCGGTTACCATGTTTTTGAGCACGGCAAGCGTGACGATGCCTCCGACGATGAAGGCGCTTAGCTCGATGATCGTGCCGAGCGTGATTGATAGATCGACGTTCACCACGATCAGTTCGTTACATCGGCTGATTGAAATCAGCGATCATGCTGTCAAGCGTGGCTTCAGTGGCGGCGAGTTCATCGTCGGTAACTGTGCCAGCCTGCGCGCCAGTGATCAGATTTGTGACCACCTTGATAGCCGGAGCAATATCCTGGCCGACCGAAACCAGCGTCTCAATCACGCTGACGCCCTTGAGGACGAGAGCAAGAACTGCGGTAACATCCATGACTAGCTCCCGACATTCTGGCCGGCTGCGGCGGCCTGCGATTTCACGGTACCGATGAGGTCAGTGATCTGATTGAAGAGAACGGTCGCATTGACCTGATCGTTCACCTTAACGAAGCCGCGAAGCTGGGTGAGATACGGCGGGATGCGCCGTGTGTAGACCTGCACCATGGCGATCTGCTCACGGCAAGAAACCGGAATCAGGCCTTGCGCGCAGGATGTTTTCCATGCTTTCAGGCCCGCAAACACGATGGTGACAGCGCTTTCCATTTCGTTCAGGCGCGTCTTGGTCACCGGATTGGCGATGGACGCCGTGCCAAGTTGGATCGCGGTACCAAGCTGCTGGAGCGTGATGCAGCCGGAGAGCGAGAGCGAAAGCGCGACTGCGAGGATAATCCGCTTCATGACAAAGCCTCCAAGATGTTTTCCCATTATTTCGGCACTACCTTGACCTGATCCTGGGAAACAATGTTCGGACTATCAGGAGTAGCTTGTGCCAGCTCCGGAGAGCCGATCACCAGCGCCCCGGTAGCGGCTACCGAAATAGCCTGAGATTTCGGACTGGCAGTACGGCTGGCTTTCAGCGAGGCGTAGACGGTCGCGGCAGCACCCGCCAAAAGCACCAGATCATTGACCGTAGAGCCGAGCGCCTGAATCGCCGCAGTGATCTGAGCAACGTCGAACCCCTTGGCCTGCAGCCCGAGCAGCGCAACCATCGTACCGACCGCCGTAATAGCGTGACGGCTGGCGGCATCGACCTGCGCCTTAGTGGGTAGCCACATTGTGATCTCCTTGATGTCCGCCACCCGAGTGGCGCCTGAGAATTTCTGCCTGCACGGCCGCGACCAAATCAGCCTTGACCATGTTTTTGCCGGGGCAGGATTTGTGGGTGGTGACGGGGTCTTCTTTGTGAAAATGCAGACCCCGCACACCGCGCTGATAAGGCAGCGGAGAAAGACCCGCGGCGGCGTGCAGGATCGCTAGAGCAGCAATCAGGTTGTCACGCACAGGCCCCGCGAAAGGCTCACGCTCGAACTCGCCAACCGTCTCCACGCCCCAGCTAATCGAGTTCCAAGCAGGCGAGTGAGTGCCCGGTCCAGTCAATGGCGAAAAGGCAAGAATCCCCCCGGGGGTCACAAACAGGTGCGGGCCGGCTTGCCAATGCTGTTGGTCACGGTAGTAGCCGACGAGATTCTGAGCCCACTTCTCATCGGTTACCGGAGGCTTGCGAGCCTGCCACCCCTGCCACGTCTTGAGGTCGGGCGCGCTGGTATTGTGGACGACAACGAACTTCGGCCGCCACAGCCCGAATTTAAGGCTCGCGACGTATTTTTCAAAAGCATCTGGGGAGAACGACTTCCCAACTATGCCGCGCCACATAAACACGCTCCGAGGTTGCGGAGCGACCTTGGCAGAGGGGTATTGATGTTTTTTCGGGGTTTACAGGTACGGCGTGATCGCGGTTTGCAGTATACCGGCGGCTAATGCCGCTCCCGTTGAATTGAAATGGGTCCCGTCCCAACGGTTCCCAGAGGTTACCCCCGTATCGAGGTTTCCCCCATCAAGAACGTCCGTCCCGTTGCGAATGTTGGCCTGCGCGGTCTGTACCGTCGTTGATATGGCCCCTCCGAACATAGAGCATGTTGGGACGAAAACCTTTCCGAGATACCCTGTGGCGCGGATATTGGCGATGATCTGCGCCCAAGACGCGTTGAGCGAGCTTAATGAAGTTCCGTTCGGATTATCGTTGGCTCCGAGAATGGCGATGATGGCCGAGATTGTCAGACCGACGCTCTCGATACGATTCTTGGCTGCCTGGATACGGCCGGCAACGTTCCCTTGGGTGTAAAGTGCCCAGTTCGCGGTTAGCGAGCCTCCGACCCCACAGGGGACGCCAACAATACGTTGCTTGGTGCCTGCCCCGATCAGCGCGTCAGCCAGCGGCGACATGACAGAACTGGATGCAAGGTTTCCGGTGTTGACCCCGCAGCTCAGCATCGGGTTCAGGGTCTGGTACACTCCCCCATTGTAAATACTGAGGTTGTGGTTTTTGGCCTGCCCTGGGGTCAGCACCGAGTTGATGGTACTCGCCGCCATGCTATCGCTGATAATCAGGATGGTCGAAACGGTATCGGCCGAAAGCGCCGGAACCTGCGTTCTGCCGTTAATGTACGACCAGCCCGGCGAATAACCAGCCAGCTCGGGCATCGCGAAAGGGTCCGGTCCGCTTTGCGATCCGAGAGCAATCGCTCTATTTGCCCTCAAGCTCAGCGCTGGCAAAAATAATGCGCCAACCTTGACGAATTGCCTGCGATTAAGCATGGGCTACATCAACTGTACGCCAGATATACCGGCTTGCTGATAGTTGATGCTGTTAGAAATGTTCTGACCGTAATAGGTGTTGGTACCGGATGCGACGCCAGCCGCTTCCAGCCAGACAAAAACCTGACGACCAATGGCCGGGAATCCTTGCCAGTTTGCGGTGATTGGCGCGCGGCAATTGGCGCAGTTCGTTGTCTGTTGTAAGGTCGCCGAATTAACAGTGGTGCTGTTGATGCCAATTCCAACCGCAACAAACGACCCTGCGGCCGAGGTGTCCCCCGTCGCCGCAACCCTGACATCCAGAAGATTGCCTGTCAGTCCGATGACGGTATCGATTTGATTCGTCGAACTGTTCCGTGCTTGACGCCATGTCGTTGAGGTATACGGCCAGTTTGGCGTTGTCTCCGCAACTTGGCAAAGATTGCGCTGGACCTGGTTATAGGCATTCCACAGCCAGCGATGCACGCAGCTATCGTCCATTTGACCGGCTGCATTGGTGCGCGAGGTACCGATGTATGTTCCTTGATTGGCCGCGACGGTAATCTGCGTGGTATTGTTGATCCGACACGCACTCGTCATCGTGGTAGCGTTCGTCTGCATGCCCCTGAATAGGGCGAGTGCGACGGTGCGAGCCGTATCGCTGGCCCATGCATTGCTGCACAGAACAGGGACGCCACCGTTCAAGGTGATAAACCAGTCAAAATTGGTGGTCGCGCTCCATGCCGATCCAAGCGTGGCGCTCAGTCCAACTGTATCCGCATCACTCGCGGTGAACTGGTACTGCCGGACGTTGGTGCCGTTGTAGATCGGCACATACGATCCGTTCATCGGCGCATAGTAGATCGTAGTAGCCGCCACAACATCCGTGGATGGTGCGGGCGTTGATAGCGTTAGTGTCAACCGACCGCCCGGTTGAATTGGCACGACAACAGAACCTGTTAGTCCGTTCACGTCGGCAACCGTTCCGGCCGACGCGAGCGCTCCAACGGTCGTCTTCTTGTAGGCGTTCGAGGCGGCGCTATCCTGGATCAGAACGATATCGGCAGAAACCGGAGATGGCTTCGCGGCAAACGATGTGACATCGCAATCAGCAGGAACCGCGCTCGATCCGGTATTGTTGCATTTGAACGTGTAGGCTCCCATCGTCGCCAATTTGGCGTTGGTGATGAAGCTGGCCGGGATTTGCGACAGCCCGAGCGATCCCGCAAGGTCGGTAAAATTTGGTTGTGAACAACCGAGCGCACCCGCAGTCGAAAGCGTATTGAACCAATTGGATGCGGAGCATGTCAGGCTTTTTATGCCACCAAGGGTAGACGGGCTCGGAGGCTGCACAATGTTGGCCCAAGCCGCGGCGGCTGTGCCCGCTCCCGTTCCTCCCTTGGCGATCGATAGCGGCGTCGTACCTGGAGTGACTTGCGCGAAGCAAGGACCGGCAACAATCGCCAAAAGAAAAGCCAAAACAAACCGCATCTCAGTAAGCTCCCGTGCCGTCAGGCAGTGGCGTCAGCGTGATCGACCCGCCGTTACCGTCGATGACATACGAATAATTGACGCTGGCGAGCTGCGTTTGCCCCGCTGATGGTGTGATGGTGATCGGGTTGGTGGAGGCGTCCCCCTTGCCGTCAACGATGCGCAATGGCTTTGACCTTGCCGACCAGTCAACGTTGATGGTGAATGGAGCGCCGACCGTCTGCTTAACGAAAAGAATTTCATCTGTCGGGAGCGCGGTGTAAGGTCCTGGCGCAGTCAGCGTTTTATTCACCTTCAAATTCGCTATCGCTCCAACCGCAACAAGATTGAAAACGTTAGTCAGCGAATTCCAAACAAGCACATAGGTGTTGACCGGATCGGCAACCGATGTAGCGAGCTGAAAAACGGTGTAATCCGGAGCGATCGTCCAGATGCCGTTTTGCTTGGTGACCTTGATGCCAGCCGCGCCAGCAACAAGAGCCGGAAACGGCACATTTACGTTGACACGAATGTTGTAGGGCAAGCTTGACATCAGTTGGTGACCCCGCCTGCAAAGACGGGCAAGCGCCCGAGGAACAATTGGCGCACGTCAACACCATCGGCGCTCGCTAGAGTGGCGGCGACAGAATGCATTCCAGAACTCAAAGAGCGAAATTGCGTCTCACTGAAGTAGATTTGGAATATGCCCTGGTCGATGATGGTAATTCCGTTGCCAATGGAAGCCGTCAGGATCGGCGCATAGCAATCGTAAGAGCCGAGCTGGTATTGAGCGCCATAACCCGATCCACGCCAGTCAGACCCATGCCGGGACACCCGTCGAATCTCCAGTTGAATGCTGACGGTCGCAACGGTGAATGAAATATTTCCAGTAGAGGGGTCATAGCTAACCACCCGCCCCTGCATCCACTGCGTAGTATCAATCTGGCTGACAAAGGTGACATACTGTCCTGCCGCAATGGCTAGGCCGGTTCCGACGACGGCATTGAAGGTGCCATTACCGATCGTCAGGCTGCTTAAAGATGTGGTTGCTAGAATTGTCGCACCGTAAAGGGTTGCAGATATCTGCACTCCCCAATTTCCATAGGTTCCCTGACCTTGTGTGTTCGTAAGGTTGATAGGGTCGCCGGTCTCATCGTCGTACACGCCGACAAGCTGGGTCCAACTTTCCCTGTTCGTGATTTCCGGAAACTGCGTCGGGTTTTGGTACACGGTCACAGCTTCCAGAAGTGCGTACCGAGCATGGCGCTCGGGACAGACGGGAAAGCTTGGCCGCCGCCAGTGTTGTTGGCATTCGTAATCGTCATACCGGTTGTAGCATTAGCCACAGTGTTGACACCGTACTGAGGGTTAGCCGAAGCGGTTAGTGAACCAGCCGTCTGGAAACTCGTAATAGTCAGCAGGACGCCGTGATTATGGCCCGGATCATTCAAGGTGTTTGGATGGGAATGCGCGGGGATTTGCGCAGCCGTCAGGGTGGTAGAATTGGTTCCGCCCGACGCTCCACCCGTCGTCGCGTTCCCCTTGGTGAAATTGACGTTGGTGAACGCGCTGAGCGCGGCGTTGCCCATATCGTCAAGACCAAAGGGCGCGCGGCCTCGCATATCGAGCAGCGTGATTTGCTTGCCGGCGTTGAAATCGGCTAGCGCACTTGCTCCGCGTCCTCCAAGAACCGGGCAGATCGCGTCGCTGTACGTCGTCCAAATATAAATGAACAGAGCCTGACAATCCGCATTGGCCCGCTCGGATGCCCCAGACGATCCATTGCCGATCGTGCGTCCGTTAAGTCGAACCCAGCCCGCAAGCGTTTCTTGGCTCGGGCGCCATTTCCAATCGCCTGTCTGCGCAATCGTTGTCGGATCGACCGGTGAGCCGCCACCGCCGGACGATGAAGCGCCTATTGAGGGGATTTGCGGATAAAAAAAGCCGCCCGACGTCTGGACGCCATTTTTATCTGTCAGTCTCAATCCATAGCTTCCGTCGCTCACGAAAAACAACGGAATGCGCCCCGAGGCGTCGGCGACTAAGGGGTTAGTCGAAGGCAGCAACAGCCCAATATCTTGAAACGTCGCGGCTAGTGCGCTGGTTGAGCCGCCTTGATAGACCGTCAACAAAGCACCGGCCAAAGGTCGGCCGTTTATGTCATTTTGTTGCGTATTGCAGACGCCTGGGAATGTGCCGGCCAAGTTCGATCCGCCTGTGGTTTCGGCGGAATTTTAAGGTGGGGTGGTGAACTAAAATCCAGGCAAAGAAAAAGGCCCAGTGAAGGGCCTTTTTCCGTTTTTCCTGGTGATGCCACAACGTGCCGTGCCGGGCCTCACCACGACGGGCCGTGCCCCGCCTGCCTTGACATGCCTATCCACACCTAGTCAGGCCGCACCTGTCCGTACCTCGACTGCCGTGCCTACGCGCGTTTACTCAGCCGCCTGCATTTGCTCTGGAGCCTTGACCGCCTCCATTGCCTCCGCAATCGACTCGATTGTCTTCTCGCCAAAGCCTGCGTAGATCACGGCGGCTTGGTAACGTTTGTACCAAGATCGAAGCGCTGCCGCGGCTTGGTGGCAGTGCTCCGCTTGGTGCGCCGGGTTGGTAGGATCGGTTAACACGTAACCGCCGCCGTCACTCCGGCCACTCGTCGGACTCAACACCATTGGCATTTCAGTCGACCGAACGGTAACGGCTCCGCTACGGCCGACTTCTTCGACAGTAAAGTTGATCCGCAAATCCTTGGCAAAGCAGCGAGCTTGCCAAAGATTGTGCTCCTGAGCGGCTTTGTTTTTGTTCCATTCGAACCATTCGAATGCGGGGTGCTCTTTGCCCCTCTCCTTAACTTCACGCAAAAATAGCGCTGGATCATAAAGTCCGTTGTGTCGTCGCGAGAATTCTTCAACGATCTGCTGACGGAGTTCTTTCGTAAACCCTGCTTTATCACTCATTTGTCGTCTCCATTTCTATGCGCAAAATCGCGCCTGCCGTATCCAGCCTGCCCTCGCCCAGCCATTGCTTGCCAAGCCTGCCATGACTGACCATTCCGACCATTCCAATCCGGACCATGCCGCTCCTAGCCTCGCCAGCCGTGCCAAACGCCGCACTAAGCGGCCCTGCGCTTCACCTCCGAATGGAAAAAGTCCATTAGATCGGCCGTGTCTTTGTCTGCATATTCAGGGTCGGTTAGCGCTGCCTGCTGTGGCATTCGACCGTGATTCTTAATCAGGTCTTCCCACTCGGGATCCTCCTCACCCTCGCCAAGCACCCGGAAGGAGCCAAACGCGCCCTTTCCCTTTTCCTGTCGAAAGTCGCCGACGCCGATCAAAATACCTGCGTTACAGAGAAGCGAGACGACTGACTGCACCGAAAGCTGCGGCGTGATGAAATGGACCTCCACTTCGGCGCCCCACTTCGGTAAATAGCAGCGCGAGCGAATATCCGGCGTTCGATTGATGTCCGCAGACCGGACCACATCCATTCGCAGCTGCGGCGTTCCGTACAGCGGAACGTGATCGCCGGGCATAAACAGCAAGCGTTGCGCCGACGATTTGGTAAGGCCTGGCGTTTCGAGTGCGGCAGTTGCCATTGCAGCCTTAACCGCGACAACACGAAGTCCAAGGGCAGTTGGGCCGGCCGGCAATATTTCCGCGCTGTCGCGAAATTCCTGGATCGGATCATGCTTGATCGATGCCCGATCGGCCTTCCCTTTCTTCTGGCCTCCAACAAGTAATTGCTGCTTGGCTTTGTTGGCCATTCGGTTCTGGAAAAGCGCCGTAGTACCGATGATCCGGAGTGTCACAGACGCGCGCTTGAGGGGTTGGACCGTGACTTCTGCAGTGTCTTGCTTCTTTGACATTATGGTTCTCCATCGACGTCCGGCCCTGGCAGGCCCGGAACGCGCGGGTTCACTTTCGCGAAACCGGACGCCGATGAAGCGATGGTTTTCGCGTTCTATCGCCCTGCCAGAGGCGAAAATGTTGTGCTTGTTCGAATTATCGGCGGTTTTCGCAAAGTTCGAAGGGGGTGCCTGGAATTTATTTTCAGGTCAGCGCGAGATTCAGATTCAATAGGTCTTTTGACAAGGACTGATTGATCAAGCCAGAAACGTTGTGGCGACCGATGAGCGCCTTGCTGCGTATGTCTGCCAGTGTTTTTGCGGGGATATCGGCAATCCTCATTTCGATTGCTTGCCATTCGTCTTGCAACACTAGCCGCTGTTTTTGAGCCTTCCCGATGCCGCATTGCATGCGCGCTCGGCACCAACGTTCCGCGTGCTTACTCTGCGCATCACGGAGCCGCCGAAAATCAGCGATGCGCGCGTTATGAGAGTCGTAGTCCGGTTCAACCGGATAAGGGTTCCGCTTTTCCCAAGCTCTGAAACCCTTGTCGGCCGCCGCGATCTTCTCGTTGGCCGCAAAAATTTCTTCCAATTTTCCGAGGTATTCGGCCTCCAGCGCCTGCCAATCCACAGTCGCTTCACGCGAGGCCGCTGGGACCGCAATGAATGCCGTGGCACCTACCGCCGCCAGCCACTTGGAGAACTGCCTTCTTGTGGTAGGAATCGCTTCAGCTTGAGCCACGGGTCAACTCCGGGGTTTGAGTTAGGGTCGAAGTGGAAGTTGGCGCTTCCCTTCGGCCTGCTATTTTGATATCATGGCAGCAGCGGAATAATCCGTCAATAGCATGATATCAAAATATTATGGCCAAGGATGAGAGTTTGCCTGTGATGGTCCGCCTTTCCCCGGAACAGGTGAAAACCATTGACAACTGGCGCCGCACTCAAGACGACCTTCCCGGCCGGCCAGAGGCTATTCGGCGGCTCGTTGAGCAGGCCCTTGAAAAGACTGCGAAATCCAAGTGACGCTCGCTGAAATCGAAGTCCTCAAGCACCGAGCCTCATTTCTAAATTCGGTTTCGGTCGCAGTCATATCTGGTGGGATCATCGCGCCCATTGCCGCATTAATTTCTGGAACTCAGCCTACCGGCGCGAATTTAGGGCTTCTCTCGATAATCGCTGGGTTTTGCCTTACGATGGGGGCGATCCTACATGAGACGGGTGCGCAGCTTCTCGGAGAGATCAGATGAACAGTATCCAGATATTGGCCCTCGCTACTCCGGCTCTCGTTGGCTTGCTTGCCGTCATCTGGGCACGTGTCATGCTTCACAAGGTTCGCCAGCGGAAAGCGGCTGAGGTGGGCTTCCATCATCCTGCTGAGTGAATTGAGACCATGGGTGAACGACCAAGCTATACGATCGTGATCGACCCGCTTTCGGAAGAAGACGGCGGCGGCTTTCTGGCGACCGTGCCTGATCTCCCCGGCTGCATGTCGGACGGAGAAACCCAATTCGAAGCCGTTCAGAACATTCAAGATGCCATCCAGTGCTGGCTTGAGGCAGCGCAGGAAAATCATCAGCCAATCCCAGAGCCAACAATTTCACGCCGCTCTGTAGGGTAACCCTATGACCCTGACCCAATTAGCCATCGGCGGTCCTATTTTCATGTTCATCGCGGTGGGCGCATTCTGCGCCTGTGAGATTTGGCTAATCGAGCGGGCCAAGAAGAATGACGTAGCGCTCGACTCGGGCAAGAAAAAGGGCTGAAATCCCTCTCCTCGGCGGGAGGGGGCGTCAGTGAAAGAGATCGAAATCGAGTACGATCTATTAATCGTCAAGCCGGATATCGCTGGAAATGAGAAGCAAATCGTTATTCTAGGCGAATTGGTAAAGTATGATCCGGTGGGCCGACCCAGCGGGAAATATATCCGCCTAGGAATGACCGTGGCAGATGCAATGAGGCTATTAGCTCTTCTGAAAGACGTTCAGAAACAACTCGGCCTTCCAGATGAACTGCCCCACGTTCAGAGCATGCAGGTCCCGCCGCGGACTGATCGAAATTAGCCATCGAGGTCTCCTCTGACAGTAGAAAAACCAAATCCAATTCTTGATCGGCACGATCTGAAAGACCTGGAGCGCGCCGCTGAAGTTTTGCAATCTCACATTCGAGCACGAAGGCCTAGACCTTCGTTGCTGCGAAGGTTGATCGGGTTGTGTTTTAGTTTGCCAGCGATTGTCGTTGGCATAATTCTTTTCATTTGGTCGATAACAACCGGCCATTTAATTGGATTCCCAGCGATTATTGGTCCGGTTCTAATTGCTGGTGGTATAATGTGGATTTACTGCGACTGGCTCGAATGATCTTGGATCAGATCGCGCGCCGCCACTGAAATTCCGCTCGCGTTGAGATTGTTCACCAGATTGCGTGTTGCTATCGCCAAATCGCCCCGCGCTCGTGGCGTCTTCCCCTCCGAGAAGGCTTGAGACTTTTCTCCAAATTTTTCCAACGAACTGGCTAGTGGCGCGTTCGATCGAATCAATTCCGAAAGCTGGCCGATCTTGCGCAAGCTCAATGTATTGCTGAGTTGCTTCAGGCCGTAGCCTACTGCCGGCGCAACGCCAGCAGTTAACAGCCCGGTAACCGCTGCTCCAAGCCCCCCACCACCGCCCAAAGCGTTGCCAGCGAACCGAAGCCCGTTCTCGATTTTTGAACCCCGGACGATACCTTCCATCGCCGCCAACTCGTCCGCCGCAAAGCCTCGTCTCAATTCTGGCTTGATGAGGATATCTGCCATGCGCTGCCTGATTGTGTTCGACACATTTTGCCCAGAGTTGGCTGCAGCGGCGCGCAACTCCGCTTGAACAGTCTTGTTATCAATCGTTTCGGCACGCTTTGCTGCAGAATAATTTCCCCGAGCAGTCTCCAACGTTTTTGCAGCCGCGGGCGCGCTTCCTGATACAACCTCCTCGCTACGAAGAATGGGAACAAAATTATCCAAGTGGTCAATGACAGTTTTAGCCGCAAGCCGCTCGGTCGCGTCCGGCGAATTTGCTGCATGCCCAAATGCACGTCGAATTGTTTGGATGTTTGTTCCGGATATAACCGCTTCTTCTGGAGTTTTCTGCAACCGAGCGAGGATACCAAACGTTTTTGGGGCCAGGATCTCCTCAACTCCGGCTTCATTCAACAAGCTTTGTACAGCTTCGCCAAAATTCTTTAAAACCGGGGATTTTACACCTAGTCCTTTAACCTCTGGGCTTTGAAACCCCGCCGCTGCAGCTTCCTTAAGGGAGGGTATCGATGGTGCGGCGCGCTCTCGGGCAGTTTGAGCCACACCAGCAACCGCTTTGCCTGTCCCCTGAGCGACACTCGCGGGATTTGCAATCAATGCCAAGTCCGCAATACGCTCTCCGGAACTTTCCGAAGAGCCGAATGGCACTGCGCCCGGAATAGACTGCGCGTCCATGCTGGCAGGAACGTGGGCCTTGCCTACCATCACATCGCCTGGCAAGGTAACCGCGCTATAAATTGATTTTGCGGCATGACCAATGTTGGTCTCACCAAGCTTATCCATGAACGACCGGCGCGGCTTAACCTCAGTCGGCTTACTTTCCAACTGAAAACCTTCCGGTATTGCCGGTGACGGCGATACCGCTGGTTGCTCCAAGACAAACCCCTCAGGAATCTCGCTCATGTGACCGGCGCCCACTTGCCGCCCTGCAGCTTCAAGCGCTCACCCGTCTTGGCATTAAATATGACATCGCCTTCTTGCGGACTGACAGCAGATGGCACCTCCTTCTTGTATTCCTTAGGCGCCTCAACTACGAACGACTCCTTGGCAGCCTTCAGCCCATCATTGGCCTTCACAGACTTATCAACGAACTCGTTGTGATATTTGATCTTGCCGCGTGCCGCTTTCTCACCGATCTCTAGAATTCGGCGCATGGATTTTTCATCAAGGGTGATTTGGCCGCCGGCCATTGCGGCAGCGAACCTCCTATCGCCGTCCGAAATGGCGGTGCCGCTGCCGAAAGCTTTAACCATCGAGGCTACACGCGAGCCGATTGCTGCTCCGTAAGCCTCGGTATTCTTGATCTTGTCGGCATTTGGAATGCCCAACACCTCAGCGGCCTTTGCAAGGTACAGCTTCTTATCGGCGAAAGCCCCTGAGAAAACGCCGCCCTTCTTATCCAGTTCGGCGCGCGCGCGATGAATAGCGTCGATATCATCACGAGCCGCGGTCGCCATTTCCTGCGACTTGTCAATTCGAGGGATGATACTCTTGGTTAGAATATCGCGCTGCGTCGTGTTTTCATCGGTCCGGTTCTGATAATCAGTCAGAGACTGCCCAGACGCTGCGGCATTTTTCATATCCGGCGTCATTTCGTTCGCCTTCGCGATCTGATCTAGTATCCCTTTTTGCAAGTCGTGATAATATCCAGCCTTGGTTCTAAGCTCTGCTTCCAGCAATTTATTACCGGAAGCTGCCGCGGTTAGCGCCTGCTGCGTAACACGGTGCTCGGCCTGCCCGTAACGGTCCGCCTGCGCCTGTAATGCTGCGACCTGCGGCAGCGGCGCAGCACTAAAGCCCTTTGCTATACGCTCGCTGGGATCGGCGGTTGCTGGGTCTACCGGCGGCGGCGCTACCGGCGGCTTTGCTGAGTTTGCAAAAAACTCTTTTACTTTTACGACCTGATCCGGCGTCAGCGGAGCGTCTGGATTAATTCTCAATACCCGCGCAGCGGAGCCGATCACGGGCATCGCGTCCTGGCCGCCTGAAGACTCCGTTGCAAGCGAACGGATAGTATCCTGCTCGCTATTGCCTGTCGCAGCTGGCGACGGGGCAGCGGTGAGCACTGGTGTTTTCACACGCGGTGATGGGGTTGATTCGTTAGAGGGTGGGGTAGAGCCCCCACCTCTTGCTAACCTGTCTGCTTCCTCAGCCGCCTTCCGGCCCTCTGCCGCATTCTGTGATTGAACTTGCAAGTCGATAAATGGCCGAGCGTACTCCACACCGCCGACCTTGGCCGCCTCGGTCGCAATCTTGTCAATGTCGTAAGGCCCTGTCTCTCCACCACCTTGGCGCGGAATTCCGTTCCTGAAAAGCGTTGCCTTCTGCTCTTCCCTGCCCGCCTGCCTACCTTTTACAAAATCCTGCAAAAGATTGGCGAAGCCGGAAAAGTCCTGCACGGGAGCGCCGTAATTGGCAGCACTCGGAGAAGGTACGACTGGCGAGTCCCAACTAGCCATTCGGCCCTCCAAGTCTAAAAACCGGCTTCGGCTGGTTCTGTGGCGCCGCGATCTTGGCCAGCGCCGCATAATCGATTGCCCCGTTCGGAAGCCGGGGAATCAGCTTGGCGTTCGGATTAGGTGCACCCATCTGCAAGAGGGGCGCTGCATAGTTCGGCTTCGGAGGCGGCCTGAACGGCTGCATTTGCTCAGCCCCTCACTGACCGAGGAAGCCAAAGAGATTACTGGCTAGACCGACGCCGCCCTTCAACGCACCAAAAATATTCGCCGCCGCCGCGTTATTGGCCAAATCGGCATTTGCCTGCGCGTTTCCTGCTGAGGTGGCCGCGCCATAGTTGAGTGAGGCCTGCTGGCCAAGGTTCTGGTTTTGCAGATTGCCTAAACCAGCCTGCAATGTGCCAATACCGCCAGCGTTTGCGGTAGCCTGCCCGAGAAACGGCGCGAGGTTGGTAATGTATTGCTGCCAAGACTGATTGGCCATTCCCTGGCCTTGCTTCTGCAAATCAACGTCAGTCGCGCCCGAAGCTAGCTGGCCGGTAGCGGCTTTATTGCGCATCACGTTTTGCGCGCCCTGATCTAACTGAAACTGATAGCCCGGGCCGGTCTGGAAATTCTGTACTGCGCGCGCGTTGCCCTCCGGACCATTTGCGCCCGTCGCGTCAGCATAAGCACTCTGGCCGCCCTGCGCGGTCGCGTAGTTCTGCTGAAACGGCTGGAGACCTGCGGTGTAGGAGCCGGTTGCGAGGTCTAGGCCACGATTTAAATTGCCAGTAGCCTGCGCTTGGCCGGCTGCGATACCGGCCTTCTGCGCATCGGCGGCAGCCTGTGCGTTATCGTTGTTAAAAAGATCGAAAATCGAGGCCATGGGCCGCCCATCAGTTAGATGCGCCCCAATTTAACCCCCGAGCAATGAACAATTTCCGGATCAGGAAAGCAGTTTGTCCACATACCGCAACCACGTGAAAAACGGGATTGTCGTCTTTCGATCCGCGCCGACCAGGGCCAGGTTCGAAGGTGGCAACGGCGGCCTCAGACTCACCGTCCCGTAGCTGCGCACCGACCTGTCCACCCAGGCCAACCACGCCGCGTAGGGAATGGTCGGCTGTCGCGCCACGATGATAGGCCCGGGCGGAAGCGGTGGGTGGCTGCTCGATCCCAGTGCCAAGGCCACCACCCGGCCATCAACCCACGCTTCCCAGATATTGAATGAAACCGTCGCGTTGTTTTCGTCGTCCGTCAGGACGAATAACGCCGTTGGAAGTGCTGGTCTCACCTCTAGCCTGCTCTCGGATCAGCCGACTGCGTGCCGTTGACGAAGGCTGCATACACGCTGTCCGACACATCCATACGCCACCGCCGGCCTCTGGGGCCTGACGTGCCCGCATTCAAAACGGTCACGCGCTGTCCCGCATTACCCTGCGCGCCAAGCGTCCGCAAAACCGGATATTTCCATTTCAGGCCGCCGTCATCCGACCAGCTAATTTCGGCCTTTGGATTTTGCTGGCTCGCGGTCCCGGTTGAGATGCCGACGCCGGTTACCCAATTAAAATCCGCTCGCCCCACCCTCGTCCGGTTCGGGAAATCAGCCACTTCGGCGCTCTCAATTCGCATTCGGATTGGCTGTCCGAACTCGGTTTGCGCCGTGGCGTCGATATAGCCGAGATTGCCGGTTTGGAGATCACCCAATATCCATTTGCCGAATGCTAGCGTGCCGCCCTGCCCGCGCCAGACCGAAAACGCCCCCGTCGTATTGTTTCCGGCCTGAAACGATTCGCGCTCGTTCCACTTTTCAGAATTCAGATTGAATTCCCAGGTCCATGTTGGCGAGGAAAGATACCAGATCGATTTCCCGCCGCTGACGTAGCACCCCGCCAACAGGGTTGTCTTGTCCGAAACAGCCGCTATTTTCCGGTCAAGATCAGGCGGGCTTACCTTTTGCAACCCAAAGCTTGTGCTGTCGGTAAATCTGTACACGCCTCCGTCATCCGCCACCCACAGCAATTGCCCAAAGCCATCCTGCCACCCAGCAATTGCATTGGGCCCCAAGAGTCCACGATCGATCACCTGCAGGCGACTGTAGGGGAAAGTTGGGCTTGGATTGGCGACGTCGTTCCATGCCTCACACGATGAGGTTTTGAAAAACAACATTACGCCCTTATACGGTATCCCGCGCACCAACGCGTCCGAGCTGCGAGACTGGATGGTGACAAACGAAAGGCTGTTGACCGAGGAAGAATTCAGATCACTGGCGAACGCCCGTCCGTCGCCAATGGTCCAGAAAAAATAGCCATCCTGAAATGCAACGGAATTTGGTACCGGCAAATCGGCATCCGGCCAACTGACTGGCGCCGAACCGCCGGAGGAATAAAATGCCCCGTTTTCAGAGACTATCGCCAATTGCGGCGTCGGATTAAGGTTGTTGCGCGCCATGGTAACCGGCAGCGCTCCAGCGAGCGCGCCGATATCCGTAACGGTGCCATTGGCGTCTACCGAGATCACCCGGTTCAGTTCGGCAACGTAAAGCGCACCCGGCATCAGAATGGCGCCGCGGTAACCAGTGCGCCCGGTTGTTGCGAATGCCGTCAAACCGGCCGATCGCCGATACGCAACCCGCTTGTCCTCTAGCGGCTCGGCATAGCAATTCTTGAGACGGCCGCCGCTTTCCGCTGGCGAAGCCCCGGGAGCGGTCGAAAGCGGGAAAGGAATTGGTACGGGCCGGGCCACCTAGAACGCATCCGACTGCATCGTTTCGCCAGTCGGACGCCCACGGTTCATGACGCGGAACTGCAAAAGGGCTAACTGGTAGTCGTTATCCACAGACGCTGCCGCATCACCTACCAGCCCAAATTTTTGTTTGCAGTGGTAGGCCACGCACAAGGACAAGGGGATAAACCACTCATCCGGAATCTTCTCGATATCGGGGATCGCGACAACTTCGGTTGCAGATAGAAGCGCCACGATGGACGGAAGCTTCTCCTGCACCCGGGCAAGGTCTTCGGTCTCAGGCGTCTGGCCCGCGGCCAGAACGCCCAAATTCTCAAGGACTTCCTGCAACAAATCAGCCTGTGTCCGGAAGCCCAAGGTTCACCTATTCGTTGACCGCGCTCTGCGCCAAGGCTTCCTGCTCTTTCAGCAGTGCATGGCGCGACCGGTAAATGGTCTGTATGTACTCAATATCGTCATCGCCGCAGCCGCACTGCACCCGCAGATCGTCTTCCGAGCGCCAGCGACGGGCCATTTCCTTGCTGTCCGTTGCCAACCTGATCCATGCCACAGCGAAGCTGCGGTACTGCTCGGGCGTTTCGGGGATAACCGGCGTGGCCTTGGCCTGCTCCTCGCCTTCAACGGCAAACCACGGGTTTCCGCGAGCGGCTTCGACCATCTCCTGAGCCGAAAGGCCGCCTTTGACGTCCTGAGGAACGACGGCAACGTTTGCGCGGAAGCGATGCCGGTTCCATAGCGTATCCGCTGGATCGCCGGGATGAAGCGGAATGTAAGTGATCGTTGGCGGCTTTGCGGCCCGCTCTGCGAGTTGGGCGTTCGATGGCCTTCCCATGTATTCTCCTGCTGCTGGTTGAAAGGCGCGTCAGGCTTCCCCGACGCGCCCTCAGGTTCACTGGTCGTTATTGGGGACGTAATCGATCACAAACGTAACCTGCCCCGTGGTCGCGGCCGTACCGGTCTGCGTGTAGCGCGCAAACAGATCAAATCCGCCGTTCGACCCGGTCGGGTTTCCCGCGGCAACAGTCAGGCCCACGCCAGCCGCTGCACCAAGCGTCTGATTGCCGGTGGATGCAGGGTTGCAGTTGATGTTGGCAGTGGTGCCGCCGGCAAGAATGTCCGAGCCGGCCGCAGTGGTGCCCATCGCCAACACGTTGGTGGTGCCCGCATTGAACGCCGTGGTGACGAAGCACTTCACGCTGGTGATATAGGCACCTTGAGGAAGCGCGCCGAACTTGACGCCCGTCGAGATATTGGCGTCGTTGAAGTTCACCGTCTTGCGGAAGTAGTGGGTGGTCTGGAGCGGAAGCTGCCGCGCCGAATAGCTGGGAGGCGTGGTCAACGCGAAAGCGACGCCGCCAACTCCCACCAAACCGAGAAGCACAAGCGCTCCAACAATTCGGCTCTTGAAGTTCATGTTCATTCTGTCTGTCCTGAATTTGAGAAATGGGAAGAGCGCGCTGAGCGTTAACCCAGCGCGCCTAGCCGTTAGGTGTCAGCCTGCGAAGCGACGAAGAGCGTAAATACGCCCCACTCCTTCAGATTGCCGGCCGGGTTCTTCTTGGCGATCTTGGAGAGGCCGTAAGCCATCTTGATACCGGCACCCCGGAAGAACTGATAATCGTCCTCCTTCAGGAAGGTCGGCGTCGGAGCGCGGCCCCACGCGAAGGCCATTGCCGACTGACCGCACATGAAGCACGGCGCAATCTGAATGGCTCCCGTACCTGCCGTGGTGTAGAAAGTCGGCAGACGGATATCCAGCTCGGGGATTTCGCGGATGATGATGCCGTTGTAAATCAGGTCACCGTCCTGGAATAACGGATTTTTGTCCATCCCGTTGCCCTCACGCGAGCGTGCCTGCGTGTTGGCATTGATGATGGTCGTATCGTTCTGCAGATCGCGGAACGCGTTCGAACCCGCGAACAGCACGAAATATTCCCGGCCATTCTTGAGCTGGTAGGGGCGAATACGCGGGTTGGCTTTCTTGGCCAACCGCTTCGCCTTGGTGATCGTAGCCGCCGAAAGCGTCATGCCCGTGGTGATGTTCGCCATCGAGGAGGCGAAGTTACCAGCCACGAGATTGCCCTGTGCGCCACCGACCAGAATGCGGTCAGCGTTGTCGGTGATCCAGGTATTGCGCTGGGCAGCGGTCGCGGCATCGAACAGGATACCGTTAACACGCTGGCCGGCAGCGGAACCCAGACCTGCAGGAGCCGATTCAGACGGCAGCGCGAAGAACGCATCGCAAATCTCGTCGCGGTGCAGTTCCTTGCCCCAGTCCTCAAGCAGAGGCTTGGCTTCGGCGAACAGATCGACCGAGGACTTCTGCTCTTCGGCGTTGTTGATCTTGATCGCGTTGCGAGCCCAATCGATCCACGCGCGATAGCCGTAGTTGTCGATCGACTCTTCGTTGCCGACGAGGATGCCGGAACCGACTGCCTGGTTTTTCAACCGGGCAACCAGCGGGATATTGACCTGCTCGCCACCCTTCTTGAGGTCGTTGACGACGCGAATGATCGCGGTCATCTCGTTGCCCATATAGGGGGAGAACAGATTCTGCCTGATGTATTCCCGCGTAATCTCCTTGCGGAATACGATCAGCTTATTGTTGACTTGAACGGTAGTTGCGGCCACGGAGGTAATCCTTTGAAGCGGGCGGCTTAGCCGGCCCGGCGGTCATTCCAGACGCCTTCAAAAACTCCCTCTTCTGAGTTGTCGTAGTCGCTCGGGTCGCGTAACTGCGCCGATTGACCACCCGACACATCAGTCAGGGACTTCGGAAAGCGAGTGACACTTCGTGGACGGCCATTGTCGGCGGTTGCCGCTTCAGCCCTAAGCTCAGCAAGAATCTGCTTGCGGAATTCAGGGTCTTTCATCAGAGCTTCGCGCTCGGAATTTCGTACTTGCTCGCGATACTTCACAGGGTCGGGCCCGACTTCGCGCAAGGTCGCCTGTTGCCGATAGCGTGCCATCAAAGCGCGGCCCGGATTGGGTGCGTTCAATACACGCGCGACTTCGGCCTTGATGACCGGGTCGTTTCTATCGACTTGGCGGACAACCTGTTGCGTCACAGGGTTGATTCCCGTCAAATCCTCGTAAGCCTTTACAAAATCCTCTCCATTCGCCTCGTGCGCATCGGCCATTGAGGCCTCAACAAAACGCTGCGTGAAAACTTGCGTCGCCTCGGTGGTGGCGTTGACCCGCGCTTGATCCAGAACCCATTTTTCGTACCCCTCGGGGTCGGAAAACATGTCCGGCTTCGTCGCTGGCACAACGGGCTCGACTTTGGCTGCTACGGGTGGAGCGACCGGGCGCGCGATCAGTTCGTCAAGGCGCCGGTTCAATGCGGCAAGATCGGCTTGATACCGTTCCTGGTCCGACTTCCGAGCCTCTTCGATTTCTCGCCGCTTGTTGGCCTCTTCCGTCAGGCGAGAACGCGGGACCATGCGGCCCTTGTCTTCTACCTGCTCCGGCGTTTTCCTATCGTTCGCTTTGAAACGCCCGTCTGCGTCTCGCTCCCGATCTTCTTCGCCGTCCGCATCAGCTTCCGCTTCACTGCCCTCTTCAGCATCGTCCTCGTCGCCGTCTTCAGCGACTTCGGCTTCATGCTGGCCCTCAAGCCCATCACCCAGCTCTTCCGCGGACCGATCGCCCTCGTCAGCATCGTCAGGGTCTGCCTGATCCATGGCTGAACGAAAGATTTCGGACTCGGTATTGGCGACGGCCTGCCCAAGAAGCTTGTCTTCAAGAGGAGAAATTTCGCGTTCGCTCATACAATGCTCGTCCTTCTTTGCGTGGATATCGCTCCAGCGGCGAAACGCCCGATACGCTCGGCGGCGGCGAAGGACGGTAAGAGGGCTGCCCTGATTGACCCGGCCACATGTCGTTGCGGCCCGACGCGAGGGTCAGGCTAATCAGTGGTAATGAATTGATTTTCTAGTGGAGGCCGAGGCCGGCCGAATACGCGCCCGGTTGCACCGGTGCCAACCCTTTGGCAAACGGGAGCGGCAAGTCTTGCTGCTGCGAAGCGAGCGAACGTACCATCGGCGCGTTCTGCACAGGCCCTGATGGTCCTGCAGGTGGTGCGCTGGCCAATTCAGGCGATGGCATTTGCGATTGCGCCAAGTCTGTCTGCACGTCGGCAAACGTCTGGCTGACCTTGGCTGCGTTCAATATCGCTGTGGATACGTTTTTCAGCCCCTCGGTATGGGTCTTCTCGACGTCGGCATTCATCTGCTTGATGTAGGCAGCCTTGGCCGCCTGTTCGACCGGGTCGGGTGGCTGCTGCATCGAGGCAAGGATTTGCTTCTTGACCGAATGTGGGATGTTCATCAACTGGATGACGACCGCAGGCGGGAATTGCGTGCCACCAGCCATCGCGGCCTGCACCTGATCCCAGGTGTCTTCCTGCATATTGACGGCATCCGGACCCTCATCGAGGATGATATCCACATTGAGAGCCCCGAGATAGTTGACCAGCTCCGGGCGCCCCCACTCGTCCAAATCAAGGCCGTTCAACTTGATGAACTGTGCCAAGCCCTGATCGTCGGTCACCCGAATCCAGCGCTCACCCGTCCAATAGCGCTGCGCGCAATTCCAAATGGCCTGATAGACACGCAGTTTCCACCCACGATAGGCCAGAATAAACGGTCCAAGCCGTGCTGCGCTCGACTGCTGAATGATCTTTGCGGCGCGCCCGGAGATGTTGTTCGGGATTTCTCCGTCGGGCATCAGCGACGGACCAAACTTGGTCAGCTCGTTCTTGGCCTCTGCCAAGAATTGCATCTGGCCAGCCAGATCGGCGTTGGTATCGTCGAGTTTAATATCCAGTTTGGGATTTTTCTCGATAAAGCCATCGGGCCGCGCCCATTCCGACCTCGCCTTTTCGACATCATCAACCGCGCCTTTGTCGGCAATGATCCTTCGGCTGTTTGAAATGAACAGGGCCTTCGACCGGCGCTGGTTTACTTCATCCTGCGGCCCCTTCTGGTTGCGGACGAAGCCATAACGATCGCCGTCGTGGTCAACCGCCGCTGAAAACATGATGAAGCGCGGAATTGTCTTGCCGCGGTCGTCAAAGAACGGGCTGACACCCTGATCCAGCAAGGTACCAGCGATATAGAAGCACCAATGCCACTTTCCCCGGTGCTTGTACCAGTGCTCAACCAGGCGGACGCGGCGCTCGGTGGTGTAAACCCACTTGAATTCACGCTCCGAATAGGTCGTCAGATCGGAGCCATTATCGACCAAAGAGCGGATGGTGTCCTCAAGGTCGGGGAAAAGCTCGATGCACTCTTCCTCATCAACCCATTTGGCCATGCCAAGGAAGCGGCTATCGTGGAAATCCGGCCGGTAACTCCGTGGATCGTAAAAGAAATCGTCGCCATAGACGATTTCCAGTTTGATATCTGGATCGCCCTTGTCTCCCTGACGGAGCTTGAACCCCATCCCGGAAATGCCGTCGATCGAGGCGTGACGAGCAACCTCGGAGCTTTCGGTCTTCCAGTCGTTGGCGTCAAGAATGTACCGGATCGTTTGCGTCGCGACTTCTGCGCCCTCGTCATTGCGGGGATTTCGCGGGTATGCCTTTGGGTCCTGCCGAAACCGCTCCAAGAGCCCAACCGTGGAGTTGATGTTCTCGGCAATGTAATTGTAGGTGATAACTGGTTGGCGGCGCCTGCGCAGGACGCGCATTTCTTCAGCGGTCCACATGGCCCCGTGAAAATACTGACGCGACTGCTGTTGTTCCTGAATCTCGGGAGACTTCGAAGTCAGGTAGCCCGTATACTGTTGGCGTAGCCGATCGACCGGCAGAAAGTTGCCTTCGTCATCCCAGGAATTGGGCGAAGACAAGTTACGCGCGTTGGCAGCGGCGTTATTCTGAAGGAAGCCTTGGGCGGCAGGCAAAGCTCTAGCCTCCCTGCCCCGGCAGAATGTTCATCGGTTGGCCCGTCGTCGCGCCCATGTTGCCGGCAGAAGTGGCAAGCTCGGTTTGAGGCTGGAACTTGCTGGCAATCTGATTGTACTGGTCGGCTGAAATCTGGCCCGAAGATAGAAGCTGTTTGGCCTTCTGAAGCGCCGCGGCAAGCTGATCCTGCTGTCCTCCAGCCTGTTGCCCCTGCTGTCCGAATACCTGTGGAGCGCCGTACTGCTGCGGCGGGGCAACCGACTGAAAGTCCATCTGCTATCCTTCCGCGGCGTCCGCCCGGGTCTTTGCGATCAGCTCGCGAAGCTTCCGTTTGTTCTCGCCGTCCATAAAATATCCAAGCCCCCATTTGCAGGAGACTTTGATACCGTACTTGCGAAGCCTTACCCGAAGTTTGCAGATGAACACGTCGATGATCTTGGGGTCCGGGTCCTTGTCCCAGGTGTTGGGCATGCCGGAATAGATCGCGAGAACAGCGCCTTCCCGCGTGACGACCTCGCGCTTCAACAGCATCGCCAGCAATCGGCCCATATTGCGGGGGATGCAGAATTCCGGCGGTATCTCGACCTTTAGGCCAAGCTCGGTCTCAAGCTCCTCTATCCGGTTAAGGAGCGTATCGTGGGAGGGCATATCGCCCGGTAAGATTGACGGTGATGCGTGATGCGGGAGGGATTGCATTAGGAACGTCCCTTGGTCTCTGGTTCATCCAACAGTTCGGCCCAGCGCGACGGATAGACCGACTGCGCAGGCCCGTTCAGGATCGAGGCGACCCAACCACCATCGGCCCACCATCCGACAACACGGCCATGCGCCGGCTTGGCGTCAGGGTGTGATCCCGTTCCATCGGGCGATTGCGTGTAGGGACAGAACAGGAGCAGCGGCCGGTCCTTTGGGGCGACGTCGAGGGACTGCCATGGCGTTCGGTTGAACGGAAACTCGTTCGGGTCAGACATATCTCGCGAAACTCCTATTCGAGATGTAGTTCGTTGCCAGCCATTGGGCCTGCCGTGCGCTTCTGGCCATCCACAGCGCGTCGTCTGCATCGCGAAGCGATAGACCGTCATCCCGAACGGCGAGCACTGCGGTAAGGCCGTATTCGTGTACAAGAGCGCGCCAAGCGGGCTTCATCTCATCGACGATCCGCATGATCTCAATTGATGCGTCCGAGGGACCCACTCACCACCCCACATTTGGAAGCCAATGACTGGCCGCGATCAGCGCGGCGCAGATGGTGCCAATGCCAAGCACCCACCCAGCGCTCGTGCCGCCGTCCCCTCGGTTATCGCTCATCGCATCCCCGAACAGTGTCAGGACTGAAAGCACTACGGTTCCGACGAACACGAGGCCAGCTATGATGAATGCGACCAATTCCAATCCCCTCAAAAACCCGGCGGTCGATATCCTTGAACGCTCACTCTGCCCATCACCACCAACCTTACGCAGGATATCTTTCTGTGATCCGATCCCGCCGGTAACCGAACGAAAGTGGCTGGTGGCGGTTAGAAACGATCGTTGATCGAATCGACGAGCTGCAAGCACTGTCGCAACTCGCTTTCGAGATCGGAGAATGTGCCATTGAGGCTGCTTGCTACTGGAGCAAGCCCGTTCGCCGCTTTATCGGTGCCATTGCCATCGAGGCGGTCCGAGAAGCTTTCAAGCCGCGAGCGCAGCGACTGCAATCCCGTTCGCAGACCGTCGGCGCGCTGAAGGATACCAAGCTCTTTCGGAGCGGCGTTTATTCCAACACCAGCGCTCTGATACTTCACACTGTCCGGATAAATAGCCATCGCTGAATCCCTCTCGCCACGGTGCCAAATCACCTGTGTGCAAAAGGTACAGCCGAACAAAAAAAGTTCGAACTGGGGTGCGAGGATTTATTTTAAGTTATGCCGATGGAAAAAGGTAACTATTTGCGCGCCGAAGTACCCAATCACAGCCGACTAAGTACCACCGTAGAGGGCCGGTGGCGCCGCCGAACAGGACTTCAGGACTTCGGTCGCCTCGGTTCCGGCCGGCTGTCATGTAGCACTTGCTTGCTGTGAGGCTCGCCTGACGATCTCGCTGAGCCAGTCCGTCAGGAACTGAGAGACCTCGGCATGATTGATCTTGCCCGGCTCAACAATGCACGCTACTCGACAATCACCATCCTTCATACCAAGGCCGACAATGCCTGTTTCGTTGTAGATAATGGTTCCCCTTGCGTTCGGGAAACCGGACGCTTTGACGACGCCTTCGCAGACGATGCAATCGCGCTTCAGGCCTTCAAGAATCTCTGTATCCATTACGCGGCTCATTTCAGCGCCTCGTCCTTTTAACCAAACTCTCAAGCTTCTCGCGCTGCCGATCAGCAAAATCCTGCCATATCTTTTGGCTTTCCGGCGTCAGCGAGCACACCACACCACCTAATGCGTGCTGCACGGGGTACCAAGTATTGCCATTCTCGTCATTGATCGGAGGCATAAGCTCGGTCATCTTATGGGTGCTCCGGGTTCTTCACTTCAGCGCCTCGTCGATCATAGCTTGGTAGACCTGCTCTGCGTGCTGGCAAACTACAACAAACTTTGCTCCAGCCCATTTTTGCTCTTGCGTCGGCTCTCGCATAGCCTCGATTGCGCGACGCGCGGCGTCTAACGACCATTCACAAACAAACCCACTAGCCTCGGGAACGCCAATGGCAGCGGCTACCCGATCAACCATACTGGCAGGAGAAGCCGGGTTCGAACCGACAACCTCAGCAGTCAAAGTGCCGCGCTCTACCATCTGAGCTATTCTCCAATACAGTCCAGAAGCTGGTTGCCCTGCTTAATCTCCCTCAAAACCACGCGATGAAATTCATCCTTGTGGCGTTTGGCGATCATTTCGCAGCAGGCGGACCAATCATCCATAGACGGGTTCTTGATCTCCACATCTGCGCCGCTGTCATCGCGATAAACAAGGATGCTCATGATATCCCCCAAAAGGTGGTTGGCCACCGACCCGGATTACTGCTCTCGGCACACGGCGCTTTACAGCGCTGGCCAACCGAAAACAGATTACCCGATTTCCACTGCGGTTCGAAGCCCTCAAATCGTTTTGTCAAAACCATCTGTCTCCGATCCCCAATCCTCTTCCCTCGAACGGTACGCGTCGTCAGGCCCGTCAGGCTCATCTTTCGGCGGAGGGCGTCCGTTGGTCATGCGGTCCAGGAGCTGAAACACCAAGGCGCACGCGTCGACAAAGTCGTCATGGACACCGGCTGGGAAGGTTGTCAGCTCCCGCTTACACGCCGGCCATTGATCCAGATCGGTCGGCACGTTGATCCCGTACTGAGCGGCGTAACCGCGGAACGACTGCGCGCGCGTTGCCTTGCCGCCTTGGTTGGTGGAAAAGGCCTCCCGGGCACAATAGGCCTTACGCTTACGGGCTTCCTTGTCGAGGAACGGCCCGACGCCGCTCTTGATCTGGCCCATTTCTTCGGCCCAGCCGATTGGTTTCCATTTGATAACCAGATCGCACCATGCCTCTACCCACTTGTCCGACGTCGTTTGCTGGCGCCAGATATCGAGCAGCCAAGCGCCGCCCTCAGGATCTAGCCCGAACACGACATGGACGGTAAAATCTCCCCCGTCTTTTGTGGTCGCATAGTCCGAGCCGCCATAGACTTCGAGGGTGCTGCGCTTTGGTCTTTGCGCCTGTGTATATGGTCGAAACCAATCGTTGCTGAAGAAATCGCCAGTTTCTGGGGTTGGCCTCTGCTGGTAAAGCGCGTTCCATGTTCGCGCATTCCGCTTGAACGGCTTGAAATGATCCGGCCCGAACCATTCCGGCCATATCCTTTCGCCGATCTCCCGGCCTAGGATATCGTCCTTGCGGTCGGCCTCGGCAGGGATACACACCACGTACCAGCGATTGCCGTCCCGGCAGTCGATCCAGCCGCTTTCACCATTATAGTTTTCAGGCAAAATCCGCCCGGCAATATCATCACTGTGCCAGCGCGTCGTAACTCCAACTTCCCACGCATTGGGCTTTTTGCGGGTCAGAAAATCCTCAAAATAGGCATCCCAAGTCTTGTTTCGGAAGACGTCCGAATCCGCCTGCTCGCGGCCTTTGATCAAATCATCCCAGATGATACCGTTAGCGCGGTTTCCCGTAAGGCCGGACAGAATGCCGCCGCTCATGTACTCGGAGCCGTTAGCCAAAGCCCATTCGTCAGCCGCAGCACTCTCCCCAGAAAGCGCCGTGTCGAAAATCCGCTGGTACTGCTTTTGCCGAGCAATCGACCTGCCCTTTCGTCCCCACTTTCGGGGAAGATCAGAGCCGTAGCTGGCCGTAATTATTTGGGTACCTGGGAAACGCCCCATCACATGGGTGGGGAAGACAATGCTGGAGTAAGTGGACTTAGCCGAGCCCGGGGGCATCAAGCCCATGAGGCGGTCTATTTCCCCGTCCTCTACGCGCTGCAGGCAATTCAGCCAGATAATCTGATGCTGACCAAAGGCGGCTTCTACAGGCCTGAATTCCTCACAGTCATCGTCATCGGGGCGAACCGGCGCGCCGGGTATCTCAATTGAGCTTGCGTACGTTATCAGGCTTGTTCTTGCCCTCAGGCGGCCCGCCCGCTCCGCTTGTAATTGCTTCAATTCGAGCGAGAGCGTCTGCAATTCGTCGGTCGATTTCCGAGCTGCTAAGCTCACCTACATTCCTCTCGTCGTTTATATTCGCATCGATCTGCTGCACAGGCTTGCCATATGCGCGGTCAAGCAATGCGGTTGCAGCCGAAACTCGGGCGGCTTCCGATTTCCCCTTTGCCGCGATGGAAGCCAGCGCGCGAATGGCAGAAGGAGCACTTTGCCGCGCGAGTTCCTGAATCTCTTTCAATTCCTTTGGGCGCCCTCCAGGGTTGCCCGATTGGCCTTTAACGAACGGCATTCAGCTACTCTGTTCTCAATCCTGCAACCGATGGGCTTTGGTCGGCAACCAACTGCAACACTTGCTCCCTCACCTTCACATGCGTCTCGATCTGCATCGACTGCTGGAAAGAGTATTCCGGCTCTCCGCTATCGATCGTCTTCCCGGTCTTTCGGAACGAACAAGCGGAGAAACGGAACCTGATTACGGTCCCGTCCTCCAATTCGTATTCGGTCCAAGGCTCTCCTTGGCGTCGGTTACCCGCAGGAGAGCGTTCAAGATGTAGCTCCCATTTCGTCCGCGAGAACCATTAGTTCATGTTGAAGCTCTTCGGTCCCGGACGGGGAAGCCGTATGCATTCGGGCAGCGATGCTTCGAATACGATCGGCATGGCTGATTTCCGGGCTCTCCTCGGTCTGCCCGACGATCTCTCGAAGCCGCTCCTTGCGGCGCTCGAATGCCGGTGTGCCGGCGACCACCCCGTCGCGCTCACGGGTAGCAATCTCTTCCTGCACGGCGAGCGTTCGATCCCGGGTTGCGGCACTTACACCGGAGATTGCTTCCGCATTTGCAGCACGGACCTGTGCAGCGGCTTCGACCTGCTTGAAGCCTTCGGCACGCTTGGCCTCAAGCTCGGCCTGGTCAGGCTCGCTGCGAACCTCTTGCCCATCCGCAGTTTGTGCGTCCAGTTTGCTTTCGACGTGCATGGCATCGAGTTCGTCCTGCACAGGAAGGGAAACGTCCTTTGCCCCAGATTCAGGCGGGTTCTCTAGAGGACGCTGGCCGCCGTGAACGTAACTGGATTCGACGTGCTGGCCTTCAGTTTTGGAAGTATCCATGTGGCATTCCTTTTCGGGGGCGGGATGCAGGATAAACTCTCGCTTAGCGCATCCCGTTCCAGTTCTTAACTTTTCAGAAGCCGATCAAAGGTCCCGCTCTTCCTTGTCCAAGGGTTGGCCACGCAACACAGGCTTTTCCGTCGCCGCCTTACGCCTGGCCTTGGTTTCCGAAGCATCTGCATCGGCGCCCGGCTTGTCCGCTGCGCCGTCATCGGGATCACCACCCTTGGCCGAAAGAGCATCAGGTGGGGATTTCCGCTTGGCCTTACCGATTTCAACATCAGCCTTGGCATGAAGCTTATCCCGTTGCTTTTCCGAGATCGATCCGCGCTTAAGCATCAGATCGGCCTTGGCCTTCATGGTCTTCGGTTCGTGCTTCATTGCAAATTGTTCCCTTGAGTGGCATCCAGCATACGGCTGGCGGCCTGACTGACGGCCATGTTGGCCATGAGGTAGAAAAGCAGCTCTCGTTGGTCGGACGCGCTCAGCGCCCGGAATTGCTTGGCCTGATCGGCCAGAAACGGCGTAGCGTTGCCTCGCATGTCGGCGAGAAGGGCAGCAGGTGAAAGGCGTGAGGTCACTGGCTCAGCTTCCTGTCTGCCTTGGCCACGATTTTATCGTACTCGGCTTGGCTGATTGTGCCCTTGTTAAGCATCTGACGCGCGCGAGATTTTGCGTTTGCAGCGTGACTGGCGTCTTCAATCGGGTACTTACGCTCGGCAGGAAGCGCAAACTCGCTGCTCGGCAAATTCTTGCGCTCAGCGCTACTCAGCTTTCCCATTTTGCTGCCCTGGAATACGATCAAATCGTTGTTTGACACGACGACTACCTTCGTTCGGAGTGATTAATTGATTTAAGAGCGCTATACTGGATTGGCGGGTCTCCACAAATCGCCGCCGTCAATGTCCTCTCTCCCCACGCAACCAACCGCTTCGCCTGCTCCGCCAAAACAGATTGTGGAATAGGCTCCCGCTGGAACGGAAGGCTTGGGGCCTCCGTCAGTCTCGAATGAATCTCGTACTTGTACTTGGACTTGACGCTGCTTTCGGAGCGCCCCAGAGCTAGGGCGATCTCCGACCAGTCCCGGCCCTCAAGCTGGCGCAAGGTGAACAGACGATCAACCTCGGACCGCATCCATGCTTGCGGTTCCGTCTGACGCTCAAACGCATGGGTTGTCGTCAACATCGCTGGGCCCCTCGTTTTCTGATGACCGCTCCGCTGTCGAAGTGGCGGCTCCTTGATCCAATCGATACTGTTTCAGCCATTCCCGTGATCTTTGGAGTCTGGCTTGGTGCTCTGGCTTGGCACTGGGGAATGGAAGGCCGGAGGTGATTTCCTCTAACGGCGTTTTTGCAGCTATCGTGTTGATTTCGTTTGCCTCGGGGTTGATTCCCTTCACGCTCCCGTCGCTGGGGTCGCGAATCATGAATCCATCCTCCTAAGCAACGGAGCAATGCCGTGTTTCTCAAGGATTTCAGGCGGGCATTTGCACCCAGTCTGCCCAGGTTCCGGCCCAGCATGCCTCGACCAAACTCCTGTTTTCTTGTAAAATTCGGCGGTCTGATCCATGTCAACCGCCGCCTCAATTTTTACGCGCTCGGTCGGGCTTAACGGCTGATTTGCATGACGCTCGGCGAGCTTCGGCTCGAAATAAGCGAGACTGTTGATGTCCGGCTTCCGCGCAAGCAACTCCCTGACAACTTCGAGGATCATCGTTGACGAATACCCCTTGGAAAGCCACTCCCCCGCCTTCGACAGGTTCGGTGTCCGATCTGCCCCAAATGCTTCCATGAGGTCGGTGCGAAGAACCTTTTCCTCGTTTGATAAAGCGGCGCGCGTTCTGCTCTGCTCTGCTTCTGTACTCTGCTTCTGCTCTGGGGCAGTTTCAGAAACGTTACGTTTGCCGTTTCTGAAACGTTTCACTCGCTCGGTTGAAACGTCCGACTTATATTGACGGCCGTTCCAGTTGTGCGGAGCAAAACCCGTTTCCTTCTTATCAAGGAGACCGACACCATGGAGTTGCGTCAGCACCTGGGCCACCTTCTCAGGCTTCATACGCAGGGTGAAAGCGAGACTATCGACCGCCGGTAGCGCGCCATCGTTGCTTGATGCAATGCACATCAGGTTGAACCACGCACGGAACAGCGAATCCGATATAAGCTGAAGCTTCGGATCGTTGACCGCTTCGTTATATGCGCGCCACCAGTGGTTCATACTTTGCGGGCCTCTTCCGCAGCGGCCATGATCTGCTTGCAAAGCGTCTCCGCATCGCGCTCATGAACCATTACCCGCATGAACCGATCGCCAGCAGAAAGCGATGGCCATTCCTGGCGGATGTTAATCATCGAACTACCGCTCCCAAGATAGGCCTCAGGCGGCATTACTTCGAACGTGAAGCTTTCCTTGACCATCTCAAATCATGCCCATCGCATGCATGTAGGTTTCGAGGATGGTTTCGGCCTCTTGCCGTTCGTTCGCGTCCTGCTTGCGCATCCGGACGATCGTGCGAAGCGCTTTCACGTCGTAACCGTTGCCCTTGGCCTCGGAGTATACATCGCGGATATCGCTGGCGATGGTCGCTTTTTCATCCTCCAACCGCTCGATGCGCTCGATCAACGCTTTCAATTGATCCTTGGAGAATTGCGTGACGGGGGATTCCGTCTCGCTATTATGGCCGATGCTCGGTTCCATGTGATGCGTTCTCTGTCAGTTTGGTTTCGGGAACGCGGTGGCTTTTACGCAATGCAAATGAAGCCCCATCAATTACGATGTTGGCTAAATGACCTTCTGATATTTCGATCTGTTCGGTCTTATCGCTTCCGAACTTCTGGATATTCAGGAGGTATCGGTTGGGCGCCGGGCTGGTGAGAAACGCGAGTTTGGCGATCATGCGGAAATCCTGAGCTTCCCGGCCATACGTAAGCGATGGACTTGGCCCAACACCGCGTTTCTGGTGCAGTCTCCAAAAATGTCAGCGATCTGTTGCGCCGACGATCCATTGAACCAAAGCTCCAACAGCCTAGCCTTCCTTTCGTCGGACCATTCAAGTTGCTCAAAGGAAGCCAGCTTTGGCACGGAGATTGGTGACGATTGCACCGGAGGCATGGGAGGCAGAGGATTTACGACGGCCGAACGATTCTTTTTTAGCAACTCCGGGCAATTGTGCTGAACCCAAGAATAAGCAATACTTCGTCCACCCTCCTCCTCGCCGACCTGGGCCATAGCAACAGTCAGCGGGTGCCCGCCCTCAACTAATTCCCTTATTCTCGCCTTACGAGCAGAGAGATCGCGCCAGCGTCCCCACGAACTTTTGATGCCGCGTTTTTTGCAAATCCAGGTCGCAACCGGCGTGGTAAAACCTACTTTACTGGCGGCCGTCGCTAATGAATCTCCGGCGCGCACAAACTCCACTAACCGATATTCATCAAGCAATCGCTTGGCACGGACCTCTGCCTTGTCCTGCTCGAATAGTTCCGCCGCTAACCGGCGGCGTTGCATCTTGTGCTCAATAAGGTTCGCCCTGCGCAAGATTTGGCAAACACGCTCTCGCGATACGTTGTAAAAATCCGCGATTTCCTGCGAGGACTTTCCTTCCTCATACAGCCTGCACCATTCAGCATTTCTCTCCGCTTTAGATTGCATCGGTCGAGAGAAATCGACGGTCTTATACATAACTAGTGTATCGCTCACCTTGCCGCCTCCACCATCTGCTCGAACCTCTCCGCAACAGGAAACCGCTTGTAGGCGTTCTGGAGCCAATCCGAACGAACTACCGAATATCCATAGCCCTTCAATTCCAGGCGCATCAGTTCGACGCGGAGGCGTTTCTGAGCCGGAGATTTATCTATGACGGGATCGTTCTTCATGCCGCGCGTCGCTTTTCAGCCGCAGTCTGCTGGGCAATCGCGAGCGCGACCTTGAGAGCTTTCAGCTCAAGCCGAACGCGCTCCCATGTGTTAGGACCGGCGGCTCGAAGCGCTTTCTCTTTGCATTGAATCTGAATTTTTAGCTTGCGGATGTTGAAACTCATGTGGCCAGCCTCTCGATCGACCGAGCTAAACTCTTGCGAGCGGACTGCATTGAGTACGCTCGGTATTTAGGCCTCGCCCAATATCGAACGGTCGAAATGTTGAGTTTGGTGAGGCGAGCGATGGCAGTAAGAATGAAACCAGCATCGGATAGGCGTTGAATTGCTTCACGTCTTGCGGCCGTCAATCGCTTGTCTCGGCCTTTTCCGAAAAATTCTGCTGGATAGATTTTGTGTTCATTACAAACCTGGAGAACGATGGAGTTTGTGTCTGAATTCCAAGCGGTGCCGTCAGCAATTCCCAGCCAACGATTGCCCTGTCGCTTCCAGCCATCGCCGAACCAGTAATTTAAGCCGCTGTTGGTTTTGTTCATTGCGCGGGCAATGGCTGATTTGGAGAAGCCCGCGCGGCGCAATTCGTGTATCGTCAACAACCGAGCCCTTACGAAACGAGGCGTCCGGCTGCACAGCAGATCGGCGCGCGCCATCTTACGTTTCTTCAAAATATCATTGATGATATCTTCTGCCGTCATGCCATCCTCGCAGTATTTAGAACGGCTTGGGTAAGTTGGGCGCGAAGTTGATCCTTGGTGTATTCTGGCTGATATGGCCGCATCCGCTTCGAGTTGATGAACGCTCCCGTTATTGGAGACATGATGGCTACCAGCGGAGGAGTTCTTTTCGAAACATCAACAGGTGCAGCCTTTTCGCCGGAGGTCTTGAAAACCGAGATGCGACGGATTCTGGTTGGCGCTTTGCGGTCGGAGCGCGCGGCGAGCGGGCTGTAAAAGAAACCGTTGCGCGGAGCGCGCGGCGTCAGTTCTAGACGATGAACCTTCCCGAGTATCGCGTTGCGGGTCATCTTCATTCGCTCTGCAATGACGGACGCAGAATCTCCACCCTCCCAAAGGGTTTTTAGCGTTTCAACTTGCGCCTCGGTCCAGCTATTTTCCCCGATCCTCATCGCGCCCCTTCCCTCCTCTGTCTCGTTACCGATCAACCGCGAGCCAAGGGGCGATAAGGACCGCCAAGTTGGCGCACCAGCTCCCGAGCATGATCAATCGACGGGCTATGAAAGTTCTTGTCCCCCTGAGCCAATAGGGATTCGAGCCGCGTGAGCCGCGCCCGGAGGTCTCGTAATTCATTGGCGGCGTCCCTCTCGTTTTTCTCTTTGATGGCGTCGGCTATTCTATCGATCTCGAAAACTTCGATCTGACGGGCCTTCCCGTACCAAATATCGAAAGCACGCCAGTAAGGCAGGCCGGCCAACTTGGCCGCGCGATCGATCGCGACCTTCACTTTCTCGCCGCCGGGTCGATCACCCGCTAATTCCTGAAGCCACTTCGCAACCGTCGTGTCATCCCAACGATTTTGTGTTTCGTTCACGGTGCCCTCCCAAGGCTCCGTCTGTACGGTTTTAATCATGACGCAACTCCTTACAGGTGTGGGACAAATGGCTTTCGAAACGATCGGCTTTCACGCCGCGCTGATACTCAACAAGCTACGGAATGAACGATTGAAGCGCGCAGTAACCGAGAACGAGGACAGTCGCGATAAGGCCCAGGAACGCGCAGAGGAAGATGCACGCGCCAAGCTCGCGCTCGTCAAGCGACGACTGGCTGATCTCGCTGCGTTCGAAGAAATGGCTGCCGGCAATAGACCCGCGAGGAAGCGGCGGTAATTCGCACTGCGTACCTGTGCGAAGTGGAGGCCCGGACGATTGCCTATTGCCCCCAGGGATCGTTCGGGCCGTTCTCCAATGTCCCATCAGAAAGCTCCTCAATGCGCGAAGCGCTCTACATGGCGATCATGGTCGCCCTGCTGTTGCTGACTGTGTTTTTGGTTTGGCCGCGTTGAATTGGTGCCCGCAGCAGGACTTGAGCCTGCGCGCGTCCGCCTACAATGCGGCTGCTCTACATCTGAGCTATGCGGGCTGGAGGAAATATGCTCGGCAATGTAATCGACGTAGACACGGCCGAACCATTCGCCGGCAAGGACGTAAATGGATTTGCGTCCTGTGCGAGCATATCCGTTTTGAAGTCGCCGAATATCGAGTCCGTAAAAGTCGGTCAGTCTGACGATGATCGAAGGATCAAATTTGGAATAGCAAAACTCGACAGGGCGCCCGGCATTATTTTTGAAAAGATCGTATACTTCCCGAGTGCGCGTTCCCGCGCGCGGTTCGGGCGAGCAAGGAGCCCCTCTACCGCTTTTTGCTTTTATTTGAGAGGCGGTCACGCACCTCATGCAACACCCTCCGTCTCAGGAGACGTTGGGATGCCAGCGAAGTCATTTGCAGTGACTTGCCCGGCCGTAGCTTCGTAGATTTTCAGAAGAATCGGAGTTTCCGGGAAACGATCCCCGACTTTGTAGCGACCCACGGCCTGCCTCTCGACGCCAATCAAGCGGGCGAAGGCTGCATCGGTCAATTTCTCGTTCTCTAGATATGTCGCCAGTTTCATGGTGGCGACAATCTGTCACCGTTTTGGTACCGCGTCAAGCCCTGCTGGTACCGTCTTGGTGCTTTCGTCGCGTCCCCAGTCCGGTGACAATGGCAGCGATGAAAAAACCTAAGTATCCAAATGGGTTACGAGAGGCCATGGAGCAGGCGGGCAAGGGCCCGACTGAACTAGCGGACAAACTCGATACCAATAAACAAAACATAACCCGGTGGTCGAACGGGGACCGTAAGCTGACCGTGGAGTGGGCGAAAAAACTAGCCCCGTTACTCGATACGAGCCCGGACGTTCTCTTGCTGGTCTCTACCAAGGCACCACAGGATCGGCCCGTAAAAGGACAGAAGAGGCTTACCAGCGTCCCGTTACTAGATCGCGTTACGGCCGGCCGGCTGCGTTCCCCCGTTTCCCAGCTCGATATTGAGGATTGGCCGCTACTGGCGTTCACCGATCTCGGGCGCGGTGACTGGTTTGCCCTGAAGGTCGAGCAAAAGGACGATGGCGACTCAATGGATCGCATTTCGCCGCCCGGGTCCGTGATTATCGTCAACCAGGCTGACAAAGAGCTTATCAGCGGCAAATGCTACATCTTCTCGATCGACGGCGCGACCACGTACAAGATGTGGCAAGATGGCGACCCACCCTATATGGCACCCTACTCTACCAACCCCGAGCACAAACCTATTTTTGTGAAGCGGAAGCGGGATTTTGAGGTGATCGGCCGCGTCAAGCGAACGGTGCTAGATCTGTGAAACCGAGGATATGAAATGCGTATTTTGGTAATTTTGTCGGCGCTGTTTCTGTCAGGCTGCGGGATAGCAGCCAAGGTTGATGCCCGAAAAGAATATCAGGACTCTGCTGGGCAGTATAAGGCGTGTCTGGTTGCGAACCCAGCCGCCCCACAAAACTGCGAAGGCTTGCGGTTGGCGATGGAAACCGACGAGCGCAAATTCAACAATCTATCCGCAGGCATTAATCCTGGCAGTCAAAGATCGTCAAATATTACCGTCTTGAACCGTTAGCCGCTGCGGCGTACGGGATTTGTTTATTCCGCGCCGTCAATCACCTTATGAACTTGGATAATCTTGTAGCCCCTCGGCTCTCCATCAACGAGTTGCACTTCGGCGTCGACGACATAAGTGGTATTTGTGAGGGGATTGGTTTGGCCTTGCACCATTTGCTCTTTTAAGCCTGCGTCGTCGGCGAAGTAAACCGGAAGCGTCTTTTCTGACACCGCCGGGATGATGGCTTTATCCGCAGTGCGACCGGTACTTTTCCCGGCCGCCCTACTCGCCTGCTGAAAAAATAGCATCGCTTCGTGGATCATTTTTACAGATGGTTGATCTGGAGCCGGTGGTGGGGGCGCTGGAAGCGCCAACTGCGCATCCATAGCGAGCGCCGCTCGGTTGAGCTCTAATTCGTTGAAATGATATTCGAGCGTGACGCGATCATCACCACTTTGACGCTCAAAACGGGCTTGAGATATTCCCAACGAAGCGCCTTTCCGCCCAACCAGCGGTTTTACGAACGCTTTGATATCCGCCACGTCGTCTCTGGGAGGCAATTGCGTAGATGCCGCTCCGGGCGCCTTTTCCTCGCCCGCAAAGGCTTTGATCGCTTTTCCTACTCGTTTGGTGAAATCCGCAATTACCACTGCCTGCTGGATGTAAGGGACAGCCTGCCCAAAAATCGAGACGAACGGAGCTATTTCCGCAATGATGCTTCCGGTCTCAAGCTTAGAGATAAATAGCCGAGGCGTCGTTTCGGCATCCTGAGTTGGCCCATAATGACGAGCATATAGCCGCGCTAGCGCTGCGAAACTCGACCCCAGCCCCTCCAAATCGACAGGACCGCCAGAATCCAACCGGATAATCATCCGGTCCTCGCCGTCTTCAATGGAAGTGGGGACCGGAGCGACCATTGGGTGATTTTACACAAGCGCACAACCATTGGAACCCTCCCCAATCCCTGCCGGCGAGGATGGTCTAAATTATTTTTGCCCATTTGTCACCTTTTTGGCACCAGACTATTGACGCGGTACCAAAACGGTGACAATGTCTCCCCATCAGCAACGGGGAGCCGCACATGATCAACCGCCAGACCATCTACTTCCCGGCAGACGGCTCCCGCGTCATTACCGGTCTCTGCCCGAATGGCGAGTATGGCGCCTATCTCGAAAGCGATGACGGCCGCGTTCGTGGCTACGGCCACACCCGGCTTGCTGCAATCGCCGATCTCAATAAGGCGCTTGAGCGCGCTGAGACCGAAGGCGAGGAAGAAGATCAATTGCAGGCTGCGGAGTAACGGCGATGGGAATCACATCACCCTCCCCGGCCGGGCTGCGCGAAACGGCCCTTCTGAATTTCTATTCAGCCGAACGCCGCGCGGGCGCAACGCCACTTGAGGCTAACGAGCGTTTGCACTTCTTCGCGAAACGTCTGGATGCGCTCTATGAGCGCCAGCAGGCCGCAGTCAAAACCGAGAAGGAGCGAACATGAGACAGGTTTCTTTCAGCGATAATCCGGTGCTCGGTAAGCTTGCTGACGACGCTCCGTCGATGTTGATCCCGCAAGTTCCGCCGACCCAATCGCTGTTGCATGTTCTCGGCCGCGCGATGTCCGACCCGACTATCGAAGTTGAGAAGGTCGAGCGATATGCCGCGCTGTACGAGCGAGCAATCGCGCGCGAGGACGAGATTGCCTTCAACACGGCGATGATGGAGGCACAAAAGGAAATGCGCCCGATTGCGGCACGGGCAAGTAATCCGCAGACCAAGAGCAAGTACGCCAAATATGAGGCTGTCGATGCGGAGGCGCGCCCGATCTACACCAAGCACGGCTTCTCTCTAAGCTTCTACACAGGCGAAGGTGCGCCGGACGGCTGCATCCGTGTCCAGTGCAAGGTTTCGCGCGGCGGCCATACGGAACGCCCGTATATTGACATGCCGGCGGACGGAAAGGGCGCCAAGGGCGGCGACGTGATGACCAAGACCCACGCCACGGGCGCAGGTGTTACCTACGGACGCCGCTACCTGCTCGGGATGATCTTCAACCTTGTTATTGGTGAGGATAACGACGGCAATGACGCCGCAAATGTCGGGGGCGCCATCACCCAAGATCAACTCAATCAGCTTGTCGCACTGGCCGATGAAGTCGGCGCTGATAAAGCGGCGTTCTGCAAATATATGAGCATCGACAGTTTCGCGGCTTTGCCCGCTAAGAATTTCGGCCGCGCCGTGACCGCGCTCAACCGCAAGAGGGCAAAATGATTATTCAGGGATCAGACGAGTGGAAAGCCCTTCGCCTCGGCAAAGTGACTGCCTCCCGCGTCTCTGACGTGGTTGGCCGCACCAAGAGCGGATATAGCGCCGGCCGGGCAAACTACATGGCGCAGCTCATTGCCGAGCGCCTGACGAACACGGTTGCTGACGCATACACAAACGCAGCGATGCAGCACGGCACGGAAACCGAACCGGAGGCCCGCGCCGCATATGAGTTCTATCAGGGCGTCACGGTTATGGAGGTCGCGTTCGTCCCTCACCCCAAGATCGACCAAGCCGGGTGCAGCCCCGACGGTTTGGTGGATGACGACGGTCTGGTCGAGATCAAGTGCCCAAATACGGCAACGCATTTGGAAACGCTTCTCGGTCAGGCCGTCCCGTCCAAATACGAAACGCAGATGCAATTTCAGATGGCCTGCACTGGCCGCAAGTTCTGCGATTTCGTCTCATATGATCCCAGGATGCCGGAAAACATGCGCCTGTTCATCAAGCGCGTGAACCGAGATGACGCCCGGATCAAGGAACTGGAATCCGAGATCGCGGCGTTCTTGCTCGAAATGGCCGTGAAGCTCTCCGAGCTTAACAGCCTCTATGGCGAGCGAGAAGCCGCATGAACGCTCCCGTAACCAACCTCCCTTGGTCGGAGCAATACCGCATTGTCGCAAAGCAATGGGTAGACGCTGAGGCCGCAGCTTCCCTCTTGGAAGATACCAAGAGTGCAGTCCTTGCCGAGAAGATGCTGGCGCTTGGCGATATGCCGGTTTCCCGCGCGGAAATGACCGTGAAGGCTTCCGAGGAGTGGCGCGGGGAACTGCTCTCGATATCGACACAGCGGCAAGCCGCTAATCGCCTCAAGGTCCAAATGGAATACATCCGCATGAAATTTATGGAATGGCAGAGCGAGAACGCCACAAAACGAGTGGAGATGCGGTTGTGAGAGCACAGCGCATTGTCCCTCCCTCAACAGCCTTCTCCGTCGTCAGGACGAAGCAGAAGCGCCCCCGCATTGAAGATGAAGCGCATCTGAAATGGATCAGGACGTTGCGCTGCTGCATCCGCGGCACGCCCAACCCTGACCCGGCGCACATCCGTTCGGCCAATCCAGTCTACGGAAAGCGAGAAACCGGCGGCGGCGAGAAGCCGTCAGATAAGTGGGTTGTCCCCTTGAGCCGCGAGGAACACGACGCGCAGCACGCCGCCGGCAACGAATTGTTGTGGTGGGCATCCAAGGGCATCGATCCGTTCGGCCTCGCCCTGGCACTGCATTCCTGCTCTGGCGATGACGAGGTCGCCGAGGGAATTTTAAACTCAGTCATCATGAGATCACGATGACAGACACCCTCTCAGCATGGCTCAGCTTCATCGGAGCGATAGCGATTTTGATCGTGTGGAATGTCGCAGCCTTTAGCTGCTGAAGGGTCGCTTCTGAATTGCGCGCAAACGTCTCAACAAATGAGGAATGACTTCAATGCTTTATGATCAGAGATGGGATGCAAAGACAAAGGCCGATCCGTTTTCGCTGGAGAGCTTGATTGCGTGGCTGGAGAAGCAGCCAGCGGACGGCGTCTATTGCTACGCCGACACAGGCCATTGTCTGATATCTCAACACTTCAAAGCGGCGGGCTTTGGCCCTCGGATTGCTGTCGGTGTAGGCTCATTTTGCACTGCTCCACTGCGTAGTGAACGCTGGAGCCGCGACAATAACTACCCAAGCGCTTTTGACGACATCGCTGTAGCAAGGCCCCGCACCTTCGGTGCCGCCCTCACCCGCGCCCGTGCAGTACTGGCCGCGTCATGACCGCCGCAGTGGCTCCATCCCAGCCCAAAATCCCCGCCGCGCGGCAGCATAGCGCACTGCCGTGGGAGCTATCGCCGCAAGGCTACATCATCCCGACCCACAAGAGCCCGATGGCAATGCTCAAACTCAAGTCGCCATGGGTTGAAGGTGCATGGGATGACGATCCAGAGGCGGACGCCAATGCCGCCTTCATCGTTGAAGCGGTCAACTCCCACGCCTCCCTAAAGGCGAGGATAGAGGAACTGGAAGCGGCGCTGCGGGGTCTCACCGATTGTGTCGATGGACTTTCATTCGCTGAACGCGATGTGATCCTAGCTGTCGGCCGGACGAATTGGTCTGTCATGCGTCATTGGATTTCTGAGGCTCGCGCCGCCCTGCAAAAGGAGCCGGGGGGAATGATTAAGGGCGAGATGCTTTCCAAGATGATCTCGCTGGCGACTGAGCGGCACGCCGGCCAGTACGACAGGGGCGGCCGGCCATACATCCTTCATCCGCTGACCGTCATGCACCGACTGCGAACCGACGATGAGGAGTTGCAGTGCATCGCGGTCGGACATGACCTTTTGGAGGACACCGATACGAACGAATTTGGGCTTCTGCAAATGGGATTTAGCGAGCGCGTGGTTAAAGCAATCCTATGCCTCACGAAGTTCGAAGGCGAGGACGAGGGACAATACCGCGAGGCCGTGAAAGGAAACCCCGACGCCGTTCGCGTCAAGATCGAAGACCTCCGACACAACAGCGACATCCGCCGGCTCAAAGGCGTGACCGAAAAGGATATCGCGCGGATGGTCCGATATCACGAGTTTTACCTAGAACTGAAGGCGCTGACGTCATGACCCGCACCCTCCTCACAGCCGCCGCAACCCTTCTCGCAGCCGGTCTGATTTTCACCGCGATATTTCTCTGGCCTGTCGTCAGAGTGATGATTGGGGCTGCTCAATGACCGGCTCAACCCCATTCTATTTAGCCCTGCTGGGGATGTTCGTAGCGCCAGCCGCTGTTGGTGGCGCCGCTTACTTGCTCGGAACGTGGAGCGTGCGATGACGGAGGGCATCACCTGTTACGAACGCGACGAGGCGCTTTGCGAAGACCAAATGTGCCTGCGCGTCGGATGTCGAATCCGGAACGAGAGGGAGCACAATCGACTCTTAGCAGAGCAAACCGAGCTTCTGAGGCAGGCCCTCGATGCAGCAAAGGCCGCCGCCGTCAACTCATCGTTGCGGGAAATTCGCGAGCGCGCACGCCGCAACACTCCATGGGGATGCAAACCCCCGACTTGGGCGAGGTAGCCATGAGCGACGCAGTACAGAGCAGGTCCACTGCCACTGAGCAGGACTATCTCGAAGACAATATCGCCACCGTGGCGCATCATCTCGGGCAGCCCGGCGCATGCATGAGCGTATCCCACAGCGGTCCCGGTCTCCAGGTCCAGCCCGGAGAAGTCCTCAAAGAGATATCGCGCCGGCTCAGTGCTGCCCAAGCAGAGCCGATCACAAACGCCGAGGTCTTGGCCAAACGTCTTCGCGAAGCCGCACATTATTGCACTCAATTATCTTCGCTGGAAGAACATTGCCGCGCCGTCGCCGACGAACTGGAGCGCGCCCAACCCGTGCCCGGAGGCGATAAGGGCGAGGCGGTCCGATGGTTTGTTATCGATTCGATGGGCTTTGAATTCCATTTCAAAGACGAGCGTGTAGCAGACCTACATATCGAGCAGGTTGGTGGCACCAAGGTGCCCCTCTACGCCGCGCCGCAGCCCGCCAGTAACGCCGGGGGCGATAAGAACGGTGCTCGCATATCGAATTGGCTGGCTGATTATAGCCAAGACCTAATGGAAGAAGGCGATTTCGACCAGGAGGCGGCTAAACTACTGGAAGCCTCTCAATGGATCGCGGACCATATCCGCGATGTCGCCTACGCAGCGGGGGAGTCTATTGGGGTGAAGGATATACCCCGCGCGATACTCGATATTGCCAATGAGCGTTTTCGACAGGTTGAGGATGAAGGCTGGACGGCGGATCACGATGACAGACATGAAGAAGGTTCATTAGCGCAGGCCGCGCTCTGCTACGTCTACGCCAGCGTGTTCGATCCAGGTGACTTCCCGCTGCGCTATTGGCCTTGGGACACGAATTGGTGGAAGCCGTCCAATAGCCGCCGCAACCTTGTGAAGGCCGGAGCTCTCATCGCTGCTGAGATTGAGAGACTGGATCGAGCATCCTCGGTGTCATCGACAAGCCAAAACAGCGCGGAGGATTGACGCATGGCGATCCTTTCCAGAACGCAGATAGAGCTACTGAGCCAGATTCATCGCATGACATTTTGGGGAGGGTTTTACACCCACAATTACAGCAAATGGCGCGCAATCAAGCGTCTACAAGCGAGGCGCCTAGTCAAACGAGTTGATCGTTGCAAGCGATGGCACGACCAATTTTGGTGCGTTACCGACGCCGGCATATCCGCACTATCCTCCACGCAGGAAAAGTCCCCATGAGGAAGGTACAAGATTACGTCGATGCTTCGTTGCGTAAGGAAATCAATTTCCTGCTTGCAACATTCCCCGTCAACCAGAGCGCGCTATTCGAACGCGCCTACCCTGATGGGATTGGGGACCTCAAGGAGCAAACCCTACGCGCTGCATTGGCGCTTTGCTTCCGCACGGAGGCGGCCAACGAGGCGAAGGCCCGCGCCATGTCTCCGGCTTATCGAGGGGGTGCGGCAGAGTGACCCGAAAAGAGACCATAGCCGAAGGCGTCACGCTGTACCTGGGCGACTGTCGGGAGATTTTGCCGACGCTTCGCCCGATTGGTGCACTGATCAGCGACCCCCCTTATGGCGTGGCCGCTCGAGCCGGAATGGGCGGAGGCAGCAAGGGCGACGGCGGAATGTGGGCCGGCATAACCATTGCCGGCGATCAGGATACGACCGTTCGCGATGAAGCTATTGCTGCTGCCGCAGCGCCTTTCGCGGTTCTCTCTGCGGTTCGTGTCCCTCATCCACCGGGTACCAAGACAACCGTTGTTTGGAACAAGGGTGAGCATACGGGCGCTGGCGATCTTCGCCTACCGTGGAAACCGAGCTTTGAACTTGTGCACGTCGGCGGCGACGGTTGGGCTGCTCCGAAGCGATCTGGCGGGATCATTTCATTCAATGCCATTGCTGGATGCGTAGGCAATCGTAACGACGGGCACCGCTACCACCCATTCGAAAAGCCCGTGGCTCTTATGGCCCATTTTGTTAGCCGAGCACCTGCAGGGTTGATTGTTGATCCTTTTCTGGGCGGCGGTAGCACGGCAATTGCGGCCATAAAACTTGGTCGCCCATTCGTCGGTATCGAGCTGAAGACCGAGTTTTTCGAGATCGCACTTAATCGCATCTCGGAATCGCTGCGACAGGCGGAGATGTTTGCATGACGGAGCGCGGACCATTGTGCGAGCGATGCCAGGGCAATGGCGAAATCGTTCTGGATTGGGCGACATATCTGCATCCGCAAAATATAGAAGCGGAAGAACGCAGCGTCGCCGAGTGCCCCGATTGCTACGGCTACGGCCGTCTCGCACTCTCTTCGCATCACCAATCAACCCAAGGAGAATAGAAATGGCTAAAAAACCTTCGCGATCTTCAACGAAGCTTCGTTCCAATAAGCCCACAGCCGAGAAGTCCATGCCTCATTTTGAGGGGGCGGTATATTTGGGAGGCGCTGACGTTTCAATCGTGTCGGACAGCAGCGGGGGATTGTACCGCATAGACGTGCAAAACGGCACCATCAGAAAACTGCGCTGGGAGCAGTGAGATGACCAACCGCGAACTATGCCTGTTCAAGGACGAGCCGGCCAAACTGATAGTGAACCGTCGCGCGATTGCGGCTGGTCTGGCCGCCCTCATATCTGCACCGGCGGCGGCGGTTGCAGCCAAACTGGAAGGGCTGACGAACGTCCCGCTCACGTTCAATCCGGCCGATTTCATTGACCATATGCGAGACGGAATTTTCCTGCCCGACTATCGAAAGCCGATGGTCAGGATCGTCTTTGACGACGGCTCAACCACCAATTGGCACCGCTATGAGTGCTTGAGCCGTGGCCCAAAGTCCACCGGGCAGGCTTGCCGTCCCGGCGATACGCGCGCATGTGCCATCGAAACCTGCGCGCCCGACAAGAACGGCAACCCCCGTTACACTCAATTGGCGATTGGATAGGCGATGCCAATTGCTCGTCAATTACTCGATGATGGATTTGCCGAGATCGAGCGGGCTGCGGTCAGTGGGGCCAGATGCCCGACGAACCGAAGCCAGGAGAACCCAACCGGCACGCTACGCATTGGCGTCACGACCGAACTTGTGAAGGAAGGCAAAATAAAGATCGAAGTCTTCGCACACAACTGGCGCGTGGTGGAAATCCTAACTGGGCCGAACGCCGGTAAGCGTACTCAGAAGCCGCCATACAAATACGCGACGAAGCCATATTTGGTGCTGCCGGCATCCTCGGTGACGCGCCCGCCTAAAGGAGATGCGGCAAAATGAGCATCTGTAACATGATGCCGAAGTGCGATCGCTGCGGCCGGTTTCATGACAGCATGAAGCCTGGATGTAGCTTCGCGATGCGGTACTCGGGATATCCGCCGACACCGGACCACGAAGTCACGCGCTGCGTATCCTGCACCGAGAAATTTGGAGCGCTTCAAGCGTCCTCCGGCATGGCCGATTGGACCGCCGGAGTCATCCGCTCTCCACAGGTCACGGAGGACGCGCGGCATGACTAAACTTGTGATGGGCAGCATCGTCTGCATGGGGCCGGACGATGACGAAGCGATCCCCTATGACGAGGCGGTGATCCACATTGAGGGCGACGAGGATTCGGAGATCAGGGTCGCCTGCCCCGGCGCGCTCAGGCTCGCACCGATCATCGTCAACGCCGTCAACAATCACGAAGCGCTCGTGGAAATGCTGAAGGATGCGAGCCTGCAAATCGAATACTTGCAGGAAAAACTGCCATCCCCAACCAGCACCGGCGTTGCCGTTCTGGCTCGCATCAATCACTTGCTTGATGATGTGTCCGGATCGGGGGAGCGCGGCAAATGAGCGACATCCAAGCTTCCGTTGTCTACCGAACGGGCGCGATAACCGCCGCCGACTATGACGAGGCGATCGAGGATTTGCAGCGCGCGAAACGGCAGGACGAATGCCGGCACATCTGCTGCTCAGTCTGCGAAGATACCGGGCACACGGCCGAGACGTGCCACCACAACCCGCTTTTGTTGGCTCGGCAGTATGCCGCCGCGACAAGCATCTGGAATTGCTACCATTGCGGCTTTGTCGCCACCAACGACCAAGAAGCTCAGGAACACTTCGGCAAGAACGACCTGCAAGACGCCAAGTGTATCCGCGATGCTGTGGGAAAATGTCTGGACCCAAAATAATTTTTGCGAACTGTACACCGCCGACCATGGAAATAGCGTTGATTTTACAGAGAAGCGTCAGTCATTCAGCCGCAACGGGCGTCGTAGGGACGCGTAGAGCATCGAAGTCACGTTTCTGAAATTCAGAGAGATTGGTTATACTGCGATCATGAGCCGAACCGCCGCCCGATTTACCCAGGCTGACGTTGCGCGATCACTTCGCGCAGCGAAACAGGCTGGCGCCCGGTCGGTGCGGCTGCTTCCTGACGGCACGATCCGGATTGACTTGCAATCGGAACCTGCGGGGGACAAGCCAGAAAACGAAGTTGAATACGACCGGAGGATCAGCCTTTGATCCCCGACATGCCCCGTCCCCGCCCGCCACATCTCCAGCACGAGAAGACGCGCCACGGTAAATACGTTTGGGTGGTCCGCGTCGGCAAGGGCCCTCGCACGCGCATCAAGGCGGCCTACGGGACCGACGAATTCAAGGCTGAGTATGACGCGGCTATCGCCGGCAAGCCCCTCAGTGGCAAAGCGAGCCCGGCCAAGGCGTCTCTGCAATGGTTGTGGAATAGCTACCGTGAGACCAGCGCTTGGACCGACCTTGCTCTATCAACACGGAAGCAGCGCGAGAACATTATGCTGCACGTCTTGGCGAGCAGCGGTACAAAGCCCTATGCCGCGATCGGCCCGCAGAACATCCAGGATGGACTCGACAAGCGATCAAAGACGCCCGCCGCCGCCCGGAACTTCCTTGACACGATGCAGGGGCTGTTTCGTTGGGCCAAGAAGCGGAAGCACGTAAAGACAGACCCCACGGCGGACGGCGACATTGACGCCCCGAAGCGGAAGAAGAGCAACGGCTTCCCAGCATGGACCCGCGAGGACGTTGAGGCATACCGTCGCCGTTGGCCGCTTGGCACCCGCCAATACGTGTGGCTCGACGTACTGCTCTATACCGGCCCGCGCCGTGGTGATGCGGCGATCATCGGTCGCCAGCACGAAAAGGATATCCGGAACGAGGACGGCAGCGTTACCCGCGTCGTGCAATGGAAGACGGAAAAGGGCGGCGAGATCACAACCGTGACCATCCCGATTCTGGCGCCGCTGCGCCGGACCCTTGATACGGGGCCGACCGGGGACCTGACATGGATTTGCGGCGCCCGCGGTCTACCCTTCACCAAAGAATCGTTCGGCAATGCATTTTCGGAGGCTGCTCGGATGGCTGGTGTGAAAAAAAGTGCCCACGGCGTCCGGAAAATCGCCGCCACGCTGGCCGCGGAGAACGGGGCTACCGTCCACGAGCTCATGGCCCTATTCGGCTGGACGACCATAGCCCAGGCTGAGGTCTACACCCGTGAGGCTTCCCGGGCTCGGCTATCGGCCGGCGCGGCGCATAAGCTGGATGAAACCGGAACGTCTATGCCCGCACCTTCGAAGGTGGTGCGGGCCAGAGCGGAAAAAGCTTAA